TGCGGCTGCCAGATTTTGTACGGGTTTGGAAGTCGACGGAGAGAACAGCGCGGGCCTAGAAGGCCCCGTATTGCCCCCTGAGAGCCCCGTAGACGGACGAACGGTGCGGATCGATAGATGGCACCGGAGACAAGCGAAGACGGCCGCAGAGCCGTCGCCGGCTGACGCCCGCGTAGGAAGATATTCGTGTGAAGTGCGTCACATTCTACGGGTGAAACGCGAAAGTGGAAGGTTCCTTACCTATGGAGGGGTAAGGGAGCGAGCTCCAGCGAGCGACCGCACCCCGACATAGGTTCTTGTCGGGGTAGTCGAACGGAGAGAGACTACCCCCTTTTAGCGACCTCCGGTCGCCCAGGTAGGTACCGAACGGCGAGTGAGGTACCAGACCGTACAGGCCGGGGTTTATCCCCCGGCCGATACAGCATGGTCATTTTGGGTAGGTACGTTACGTGAGCATTACTCACCAACAGAACCAGTGGTTACGTAACCGGGTACGTTACGTACGACTAGATACGTAACAGAACCACTAAACCCGTGGCCGCCCGAAAGGCGGCCCGCAGCGGGTTACGTTTGTCAGGTATGTCACTAGGGAGGGTGATGGGCTGGGAGTCATCTGACCGTCGTGAGCGGCTGCCGGCCGACTGGCCTCGCATCCGCCGCGAGGTTCTGCGGGCGGCTGGCCACCGCTGCCAGATCCGCTACGCGGACATCTGCACAGGGATGGCTACCGAGGTTGACCACGTCCGCTACCGCGACGAGGAGTCACCTACCCGCGCGTCGTGCAAGCCGTGTCATGCGCGGAAGTCCGCGATGGAAGGCGTCGCTCAGCGTACGAAGCTGCGCGCGATGAAGAAGCGGCCACCGCCCCGCCACCCGGGGCGTAGAAGCAACTAGGAGGGGAATGAGTCGGATAGTGCTCAGGTCTTACGTCAAGATCGCTGAGATCTCCACCGGATGCAGGTTCAATGACTGGGAATGGGTCTACCGGCCCTGGATGCCTCTGTGGTTCCAGAAACAGCTTATCGTCCGGCCGCTGTGGAAGCGGCACAAACGCAACTGTATCCGCGCGGAGCACTGGCGCGCGATGGATTAAGGAGGGGACCAGGCGTCCCTGAGCCCAGGAGGCAGCATGGGAACCCGAGGCCCGATCCCGAACCGCTCAGACGAGCGGGTTCGCCGTAACAAAGAAGAGTACGGAGAGGTCACTACTCTCCCCGTCTCCGGACCCGTGAAGTCCCCTCCGCTCGGTCTCACCGATCCTCACCCGATCGTCCGAGACCTCTACAACTCTCTAGCCGAGTCGGCGCAAGCCGCGCTCTATCAGCCAAGTGACTGGTCCTATGCGAAGTTCACCCTCCACTTCGCCGACCAGCTCCTGAAATCCTCCAAGCCCTCGTCGCAGATGCTAGTAGCCGTCAATCAGATGCTGTCATCGCTTCTGGTCTCAGAAGGTGACAGGCGACGGGTTCGGATCGAGGTGGAGCGGGCGAAGTCAGACGGCCCGGATGCGTCGGTGACGACGATGGGCGAGCTGTTCGAGCGCGCTCTCCGTAAGCCGAAGTCGAGCTAGAGCCGGCGGCCCCGGCGGGGTTGAGCGCTCCCCTTCCGGTGCTCCCCCGCTGGGGCTGCTTCCAAACTTGACACGTAACCGCGTGTCAGAAACTGCCGTCGAAAGGAAAAAGCATGGCAGTGACTGTTTACGACCGCAACGGTCAAGAATGGGTGTTCCATCAGGGACATAAGGTCGAGACTGATCCCGACACTCAGTCTCCGCTGCTGATTCTCAGTAATCAGGGCGAGGTTGTAGGCGGATTCAACGCCCAGTCGTGGACCCACTTTCGTGCCCCCATGCAGATCCCGGTTCGGATCGGAGACATCACACTCCGGAAAGACGGCAGCATGAAGGTCGCGGTGATCGTGGGGGATTCCTACGAGCCCACCGGACACATCACCTTCTCGGCAGAAGAAGTTGCGGAGAAGGGCCTGGTCGTATGACCGGCCTCCCAACCCCCTAGACCCGGGCGCAACGTCCCGACTGAGGCGGTCTGCCGTGACGACGGCGGTATTGGTGCTCAGGAACCGTTGCAAACCCCGCCTATGCCCAAACCGCGGCTGCGCGCCGGTCGCAGGCCTCTGGGCGGGCACCAAGTGCTGACCCGGCCCAGTATGGCCGGTGTAGGCGCTTTCCGCCCGGAGGATCGGACCCCCCGACAGACGTATGAGCTGCCGGTCTCGTATCCGTCCTCCGGGCCTCTACTTGCCAGGCAGGCGAGACCAGCCAGTAACCAAGAGCGGTCGCCCCTGGCCGGTATGAGCTCCACCGGTAAACGGGCTCACCTTTACACGTAACCTACGAGAGGCCGGTATGACCGTCACGATCACCGCCGACGTCCGCGACGTCACCGGTCAGCCCGATAACCAGCAGTGGGTGTTCTCGACCGTGCTCCGCCAGCAGGACGGCTCGATCCTCACCCAGAAGCAGGTCCGGGTAAACCCGGTGGACGGCGCGCTGAGCGTAGAGCTGGAACCCGGCTTCGCGATCGTCGTCTACGGCGAGTACCGCTGGTTCATCGAGGTGCCCGAGACCGACGCCGGTCTGTGGGGTCTGATCGCCACCTCGGTCGCGATCCCTCCGGACACCTCCGCTGAACTGCTCGCTGACGCTGTCAACGGCTACCTCGACACGAACCCGCCGTCAGCGGACTGGGACGCGTTGTCGAACGTCCCGTCCGAGTTCCCGCCGTCTGCGCACGACCACGTCGCCGCGGATGTCACCGACCTCGACTCGGCTATCGCCGCGTACCTGGTCTCGAACCCGCCCGAGGCAGGCTCGGTGGCCTGGGACGACATCGACGACAAGCCGTCGACGTTCACCCCGAGCTCGCACACCCACTCGATCGCTAACGTCACCGGTCTCCAGGACGCTCTCGACGAGAAGCTCGACGAGGACGCGGTGGACGCCCGGGTGTCTCTCGGCACCGCCGCGCTGGTCGACTCGGCACCGGCGACGCTGGACACGCTCAAAGAGCTGGCCGCAGCGCTGGGCGATGACCCGAACTTCGCTACCACGGTCGCCTCGCAGATCGGCGCGAAAGCCGACAAGACCACCACGATCACCGCGGGTACCGGCCTCACCGGCGGCGGGGACCTGTCCGCCAACCGGACGCTGAACGTCTCGTTCGGGACGTCGTCTACGACCGCGTGCGTCGGTAACGACTCCAGGTTGTCGGACACCCGCACCCCGACCGACGGATCGGTGACCAACGCCAAAGTCGCTTCCGACGCGGGTATCGCGCTGTCGAAGCTAGCCACCGGCTACGTCGCCGGCTCGGACAACTCCGGTGCCCGGACGCTGACTATCTGGGTCGGGACCGAGGCGCAGTACACCGCGATCGGCACAAAAGACTCGAACACTCTGTATTTCCGTTCTGCCTAGGAGGTCGTCGTGGCTGGTATCTCGCTCGCCACGACGGCTTTCGAGAAGATAGCTATCGGATCTACCGAGATCCAGAAGGTCAGCCTGGGCAACACCCTGATCTGGTCTGCGATCACCTCCGCTTACGACACCTCCGTCAAAGGCAACGGCGGTGTCGCAGTCATCAGCAACTTCACCATCACCGCAGCCACAGGAGCCGACATTTTCGTACCCATCGCATGGGACCGCTCCGGGGCCACGATCTCAAGCGTCACCTGCGGCGGAGTGTCTATGACTCAAATCGCCCAAGTCGACCACAACAACACCTCTGGATACGGCGGCCTGCGACTCTACCGACTAGCAGGAGCAGGAAACGGCGCCGCAAAAACCATCTCCATCACCTCCAGCGGAAACGTATACATCGGTGCATCGGCGATCTCATTCACCGGTGTACCAACCACCCTGTCCCCCGTAACTGCATACGGTTCAGGCACTTCGGCAAGCCAAACAGTGACAGTTCCAGGAAACGTTGGTCTCTATGTGGCATCAGCCGGCGGAGCCGGCGCCCCCACATACACCTATACCTCCTACACAGGCGCAACGAACCGAACCAACCTCAACGCAAACGGCGCCCAACTAACGCAATCCACAGTGACCGCATCAGGAACCGTATCGGCCATATCAGGTGGCCCCAACGCCTGGGCCAGCGTCTACGTCCCGCTGTGATCACCACTGCGAGGCGAAGAACCAATCAGCCACACAGTCCGGCGAGCACACGTCTATAGCCCCAGGCGGGAGCGGGCGTCGACAGTTTAAGCACTTGCGCGGTCGTCTCCACCACCACATACCCCGACAGTACGCGTCTAGGAGGGCTCTTGCCAACCATCGCCGCAACCGTCACCGACGTCGCCGGCAGGCCCGACGACTCGCACTGGACTTTCTCCAGCGACCTGCGCGAGCAGGACGGCGTGATCATCACCCCCCGCGTCGTACGCGTGAAGCCGTTCAACGGAGAGCTCGCGCTGACCTTACCTCCTGGCCCTGTCCGGGTGACACACCACCAGGACCGCTGGTTGATCGACGTCCCAGAAGAGGACTCCGACCTGTGGGACCTGATCGAAGCCGCTACCGACTAAGGACTTCATGAACCGCCTTATCACCATGTTCGCCGCTGCTCTTGTGAAGGCGGTCTTCGACTACCTGAGGGCTCACCCCGAGTTCCTGAACCAGGTGATCGACCGGGCTACCGCGAAGATGCCCGACCTCGCTGACCTCGACGACAAGATCCTGGCGAAGATCCCGGATCTGTCCCGGCTGGACGACAAGATCATCGGGCTGTTCCCCGACTTGTCCCGGCTCCCCGAGCAGCTGATCAACGCCATCAACCCGTTCAAGCGCTGATGCAGTGGCGTCCAGTAGTCGGGCACGAGGGTAAGTACCTGGTTAGCGACAAGGGGCAGATCCTGTCGCTGATCACCGGTAAGACACTTCGACCCGGGACGATGGTATCCGGTCACCGGTACGTGACGATCGCGCGACCCTCTCGGACTGCGCTGGTCCACACGCTGGTCATGGAGGCGTTCGTAGGACCCCGGCCCGAGGGATCTGAGATCCGGCACCTGAACGGTGACCCGGACGACAACCGTCTGGAGAACCTTCAGTACGGAACCAGGTCGGAGAACGCCGAGGACTCCAAGGTCCACGGCACGCACTTCCATGCAGGACTGACTCACTGCAAGCGCGGGCACGAGCTCTCTGGAGACAACCTTCAGAACCACTCCGGTACGAATCGCCGTACCTGCCTTGCCTGTCGACGAAAGCGCCAGGCGCTCTACGACTCGGGGCAGCGGGTGACCAAGGAAGGTTTCTGCATCAACGGGCATCCCAAGACGCCCGAAAACCGGTACACCAACGGCGTCGGCCGGAGCCGCTGCAAGCCGTGCGTCCAGGAACGCAGAAAGACGCGCAAGGAGGCGGCGTAGTGCCAAGCGAGAACGGATGGGAGCCCGCTAGGGCCTCGGCCAGCCAGTGTGAGTGGGTCCGGATTCCCGGCACCAACGTGACCCTTCAGCTCCTGAAGGGTCAACCGCTGGCGATCCTCCGGGCGTTCGCTGCCGACTTCCACGCCTACGTAGAGCCTCTCAGGGACGCGGACAGCGCGGCGTACACACCCACGAACTCTGTAGCCACATCGAACCATCTCAACGGTACGGCTATGGACCTGAACTGGAACTCTCACCCGTTCAAGGTCTTGAATGCCGGGTTCACTCCGGAGCAGATCGCGATCATCCGGGAACTCCTTGCCTTCTACGAAGGCACGGTGTTCTGGGGTAATGACTGGAACAGTCCAAAAGATGCGATGCACTGGAACCTTGGCTACAACACCTACGGCAACCCGAAGACAGCCGACTTCATCGCGCGCAAGATCCGCGCTGACGGCTACTCGACTTTCCGGAGGGGTAGCGCCCCGGCGTCCGCAGCCCCCATCCTGGCGGCGGCCACCGGCCTGAGCGAAGCTCGCGCGGCGGAGATCCTGCCCGCGGTTCGCTCGGGCCTCCGGGAATCCGAATGCACGAACGTTAACCGCATCGCGATGTGGCTGGCTCAGATCGGGCACGAGTCCGGGTCGTTCCAGTACACCGAGGAGATCGCCAAGAACGGGCGGTACGCGCCGTACATCGGCCGGACGTGGATTCAGATCACCTGGGACTACAACTACCGGTCGTTCTCGGAGTGGGCGTACGCGTTCGGGATGGTTCCGACACCGGACTACTTCGTCGTGAACTACCGCGAGCTCGCTGATCTGAAGTGGGCGGGCATCGGCCCTGCCTGGTACTGGACGGTCGCCCGCCCGGACATCAACGAGCTGTCCGACCGCCGCGACCTGAACACGGTCACTCGCCGGATCAACGGCGGCACCAACGGCCTCGCGGATCGACAAGCCCGCTACAACCGCGCGCTCGCCCAGGGCGATGCGCTGCTGCAACTACTTCACGAAGAGGACGACTTCTTGTCTGCTCTAACCGACGCTGAACAGCGTGAGTTGCTGGACCTGGCTCGCCAGCAGGCCAAGTACAAGCGCAAGTCCCGCTCGCCGCTGCACTGGCCCCACGAGGGCGAGGTCGACACGATCGCCGGCTTGTCCTGGTCGACGGACGCCAACGTCCACATCCAGCTGGTCGAGAAGCTCGCTGTGATCTACGGCGACCCGGTCTCGATCGCGCTGCTGTACGCGGTGTCGAACTCCGACGATCCGACGAACAACCCCGAGCTGGCGAAGCGCATCTTGAAGCGCGTCAAGCCCGAGGACATCACCGCTGCTCAGGTCCAGATCCAGAAGTGGCTGGCTGCCGAGCAGAAGTTCCATGCCGCTTAAGTTAGGCGACCGGAACCCTACGGTGCGCCGCTGGCGCGAGGTGATGGCGGCCCGGTTCGCCGGGTACGCGCGAGTCCACGGCCCGCTGCCCACGGATACCGACGAGTTCGGCCCGCGGGCTGAGGCGTGGCAGACCGAGTACGAGTCCCGGACGTTCCAGCCGCTCGACGGGATCGTCTCTGACGACGATCTGCGCGCGCTGGGGATTCCGGCTCCCGAGGACACCCGCCCGGTACTACTCACCGTCTCCGGGACGGGAGTCCCCTGGTGGATAGGCCCGGACGCTGACGTCGCGAGACGTCTCGGGGATGTGTACCTGTGGCGTCCGGTAGGCCCGCCGTACACCGCGCAGGCGTTCCCGATGGGGCCGTCCGTGGCGAACGGGGTCACCGAGGCTACCCGCATCCTGGAGGAAGAGCGCCAGCGCATCGAGCGCTACGGGCTGTCGATGATCGGCTACTCGCAAGGTGCGATCGTCACCTCCGAGCTGTGGGAGTACCACATCAAGCCGGTGACCGGCCGGCTGCACTGGGTCAAAGACCACGTGCGCGGAGCCGTGACGTTCGGCAACCCGATGCGCGAGACCGGCAAGGTGTGGCCTAACCCGGGTGGCCAGCTGCCCTCGGCGAAGTCGCACGGTATCGCTGACCAGCTGATGGTCGACACCCCGGACTGGTGGAGGAACTACGCCCACAAAGGCGACCTGTACACCGACTGCGAGGGCGACTCGGGCGAGATGAAGACCGCGATCTACAAGGTCGTGATGATGTCCCGGGTGTTCTCTGGTCCGGATTCGATCCTGCGTCAGCTTCTGGAGATCGGGGTTAACCCGACGTTCGAGCTGATCGCGCTGATCCGCGCGGTGCTGGACGCCGGCCTGTTCTTCATCCGCGGCACAGGCCCGCACGTGAACTACAACATCGACCCTGCGACGGACTTTCTGCGCTCTGTGACTTGATACGTAACGAGGAGGTGGAGTGGCGGTTCACTACCCGGAGTCGCTACTCCCCGCCCCGTCGCATATCCAGGGGCCGACCTGGCGGCAGTACGAAGACGGCTCATGGTTCCTGCCTGAGAAGACTCTCGGCTGGCAGATCATCAGCTGGCTGTTCGAGTACGTCAACTCCCCCGCTGGCGACGGCCCGTTCGTCCCGACGCTGGAGCAGGCGAGATTCATCGCCTGGTGGTACGCGGTCGACGACCAAGGGAAGTACGCCTACCGCGAGGGCACGCTCCGCCGGATGAAGGGCTGGGGAAAGGACCCGATGATCGGCGCGCTCGCGCTCGCCGAACTCTGCGGACCTGTCGCCTTCTCGCACTTCGACGACAACGGTAACCCGGTCGGCAAGACCCGTCACGCGGCGTGGATCACGATCGCCGCGGTCTCCCAGGACCAGACGAAGAACACGTTCTCGCTGTTCCCGATCATGGTCTCGAAGAAGCTGAAGGCCGAGTACGGCTTGTCCGTCAACCGCTTCATCATCTATTCCGAGATCGGCGGCCGGCTAGAAGCCGCTACCGCGTCCCCCGCGTCGATGGAGGGTAACCGCCCGACGTTCGTCGTCCAGAACGAGACGCAGTGGTGGGGAGTAGGCCCCGGCGGCGAGGTCAACGACGGCCACCAGATGGCCGAGGTCATCGAAGGCAACATGACCAAGGTCGACGGTGCCCGCACTCTGTCGATCTGCAACGCTCACCGACCCGGCGACGACACCGTCGCGGAGATGTCTTACCTGAACTGGCTGGACATCCTGGCAGGCGACGCTATCGACACCGGCGTCCTCTACGACGCCCTGGAAGCCCCGGCTGACACGCCGGTCTCCGAGATCCCGTTCCCGTCCGACGACCCCGAGGGGTACGAGGCCGGGGTTGCCCAGCTCATGAAGGGCTTGGAGATCGCCCGCGGCGACTCGATCTGGCTCCCGCTCGACGACATCTTGATGTCGGTCCTGACGGCGAAGAACGACGTCATCGAGTCCCGACGGAAGTTCCTCAACCAGGTCAACGCGACCGAGGAATCGTGGATCGCACCGTCTGAGTGGGATCGCAACCACGACATCAACCTGCCTCCGCTGAGGAAGGGCGAGCGGATCACGCTCGGGTTCGACGGTTCGCTGTCCAACGACCACACCGCGCTCACCGCGTGCCGGGTCGAGGACGGGGCGTTGTTCCTGGTGAAGGTCTGGGTGCCTGAGAAGTACGAGGGCCACAAGGTTCCGCGCCAGGACGTGGACGCGTACGTCCGGTCGATGTTCGAGAAGTACGACGTCGTCGGTATGCGCGCGGACGTCAAGGAGTTCGAGCAGTCGGTCGACGCCTGGGGTCAGGACTTCCGACGCAAGCTGAAGATCAACGCCTCCCCCGGTAACCCGGTCGCCTTCGACATGCGCGGCCAGCAAAAGCGATTCGCGCTGGACTGCGAGCGGTTCCGCGACGCTGTTCTGGCGGGCGAGGTCAAACACGACAACAACCCGGTGCTCAAAGCGCACATCACCAACGCGCACCAGCACCCGACGATATACGACGCAATCAGCATCAGGAAACCTGGCAAAGAATCCAAGCGCAAGATCGACGCCGCTGTGACGGCTGTCCTCGCTTGGGGCTCGCGCCAAGACTTCCTGCTCAGCAAGAGCAACACAGGAAAGGGGGCGGGTCTGCTGCGATGACGACTTACCACGAGCACGTCGAGCGACTGCAAGGGCTCCTCGCACGGGACCTGCCGAACCTGCTGGAAGCCGAGGCCTACCGCAACGGGACGCGCCGGCTGAAGACGATCGGGATCGGCGCTCCTCCGGAGCTGGCTTACCTGGACGTCCAACCGGGCTGGGTCGCCACCTACCTCCGCACTCTGTCCGATCGCTTGGACATCGAGGGGTTCCGTATCTCGGAGGATTCCGAGGGGCTCGAAGAGCTCTGGAACTGGTGGCAGGCGAACGACCTGGACGAAGAGTCGGTCCTCGGACACGACGACTCGCTGACGTTCGGCCGCGCGTACATCACGGTCAGCCACCCGGATGTCGAGTCCGGAGACCCCGCGGGCATCCCGCTGATCCGGGTCGAGTCTCCGCTGTATATGTACGCCGAGCTGGACCCACGCAACACCCGCCGGGTCACCCGGGCTGTCCGTCTCTACACGACGCGCGACGACGTCGCGGTCCCGGATCGAGCCACGCTGTACCTGCCTGACGAGACTGTCCCGCTCCGCCGCAACGGCGGGCTAAACGACCAGTGGGTCGTCGACGGGGACGTCATCAAGCACGGGCTCGGTGTGGTACCGGTCGTGCCGCTGACCAACGACCCGCGCCTCGGTAACCGCTACGGCCGCTCGGAGATCTCTCCGGAGCTGCGCAAGGTCACCGACGCCGCGTCTCGCACGCTGATGAACCTGCAGTCGGCGTCCCAGATCCTGGGCACCCCGCTCCGCGTCATCTCCGGTGTCACCACCGACGAGTTGACCAACGACGGCGAGAACACGACGCTCGACATCTACTACGGACGCATCCTGACGCTCGCTTCTGAGGCAGCCAAGATCTCCGAGTTCAAGGCTGCCGAGCTGCGGAACTTCGCCGAGGAGATGGAGGTCTTCCGCAAAGAGGCTGCGTCTATCACCGGCTTGCCTCCGCAGTACCTGTCGTCCTCGTCGGAGAACCCCGCCTCGGCTGAGGCCATCATCGCCACCGACTCCCGGATCGTGAAGATGGCCGAGCGTAAAGGCCGGATCTTCGGCGGTGCCTGGGAGCGCGCGATGCGGATCGCGATGCAGATCATGGGCCGCGAGGTCACCGAGGAGTACACCCGGCTGGAGACGGTCTGGCGCGATCCGTCGACCCCGACGGTCGCCGCTAAGGCTGACGCTGTGTCGAAGCTGTACGCCAACGGCCAGGGGCCGATCCCGAAGGAGCAGGCTCGCATCGACCTCGGCTACACCGCTACTCAACGCGAGCAGATGCGCGACTGGGACAAGCAGGAGACCGAGGACATGATCGACACCTTGTACTCCACGACGAAAGCCCAGGCTGACGCTACGCCGAAGCCGACGGTCACCGAGACCAAGACGGAGACGCAGACGTCGCCTTCCGGATTTAACCGGACCAAGACCCGGTGAGCCCGGAGGAGTACGCCGCCGCGCAGCTCCTCATCTCCGCCGCAGTAGTCCGGCACGTCAGGAACGTGGCCGGGTTCTTCGCTCAGCCCGCGCTGACGATGTTCGACTGGCTGCGCTTGCTGGACCTGTTGTTCCCCGAGATCCAGCGACGACGCACCGAGGCTTCGGTGCTCGCTCGCAGGTTCTACGACTCGCAGCGGGCGCAGCACCACCCGGATCTCCCTCGTAACGATCGGCCCCTGGAGGGGACGACGTTCGAGAAGTTCGTCGAGAACATGGACCCGGCTCGTGAGCGGATGCAGCAGGCGGACACCCGCGGGGACGCGCTGACTCACCTGACGCTCCGAGCGGTGCGCGAGGTGGAGAACGCAGGCCGTCAGCAGATCATCCACGCCGTCGAGAACGACCCGGAACCCCGCGTCTTGCGGGGCTGGGCTCGCGTCGCGACGGGCCGGGAGACCTGCGCCTGGTGCCTGATGCTGATCAGCCGCGGACCTACGTACGTCCGGGCCGAGACCGCCGGTCTCGACCTTGATACGGAACACGCTCTGGAGCTGTTCGAGAACAACGACCAGGAGACCTACTTCGCCGACATCGGCGGAGAGATCAAGCAGTGGCACACCGGGTGTGACTGCAAGGTGATCCCCGTCTTCCGGAACGAGGACTGGTTCGGCAAAGAAGCTGCCGACCGCGCCCTCGACCTGTGGGGAGACGCCACCAAGGAAGCCATCGCCCTTGAGGACAAAGGCCTTGTCCACAAGAGCGGGAAAAACAAAGGCCAGCCCTTTACTCGTAACGAGCTGGCTATCAACGCCCTTCGCCGTCGCCTGGAGCGCGGCGAGATATCAGCACAGCAGTACGCAGCTCTCGCTGCTTAGCCCGCCAACCCGACCGACCTGCCAGGAGCAGGAGTCACCCCACGCCCAGGAGGCACAGATGACCGAACACACCGACACCCCCTCGACGCCCGAACCCGTAGCTCCCGCTGCCCCGGCTCCGGCGGCCCCCGCTCCCAAGAGCGAGGACCTGCCTGACTGGGCTCGCGAGAAGCTCTCGAAGGCGAACACCGAGGCCGCGAACTACCGAGTTCAGCTCCGCACCGCGGAGACGCAACTGCAGGAGTACGCGGAGAAGCTCGCAGCTCTCGAAGCAGAGAAAGCCCAGGCGGCTACCTCAGCCCACGAGCGCCAGCACGACTTCGACCGTCTGGTGACCGCGGTCCAGGCTCTCACCCCCGATCCCACGCCGCTGTTCACGTTCGCGAGCACGCTGCAGGGCGATTCGGAGGAAGCGCTCAAGACGCACGCCGAGAGCCTCAAGACCCTGTTCGGCCTGAAGAACGGCCCCGTGGCCGCTGTCGACCGCTCGCAAGGCCTCGGCACAGAAGCCCCGAGCAACGACCCTGCGGTGGCCTTCACCGCGCTCATGCAAACCCAACTAGGCAAGTAAGGAGCCCCTGTGGCAACCATTAACGAGCTTGTCCCGAATACCGCGGGCAGCAACCACCAGGGCCGTCTGGCCCACGTCCCCTCCGACCTGCTCCCCAAGGAGATCGTCGGCCCCATCTTCGACAAGGCCCAGGAGAGCTCGCTCGTCCTGCGCATGGGTGAGCAGATTCCGATCTCGTACGGCGAGACGATCATCCCCACGACCGTAAAGCGCCCCGAGGTGGGTCAGGTCGGCGTCGGCACGTCGAACGAGCAGCGAGAAGGTGGCCTGAAGCCGCTGTCCGGTACCGCGTGGGACACCCGCTCGGTTTCGCCGATCAAGCTGGCGACCATCGTCACCGTGTCGGAAGAGTTCGCTCGCATGAACCCCTCCGGCCTGTACACCAAGCTGCAGGGCGACCTGGCTTACGCCATCGGCCGCGGTATCGACCTCGCTGTGTTCCACGGCAAGTCCCCGCTGACCGGCTCGGCGCTCCAGGGCATCGACACCGACAACGTGATCGCCAACACGACCAACGTTGACTACCTGCAGGAAACTGGCGACCCGCTGCTGGACCGCCTGCTCGATGGCTACGACCTGGTCTCGGCCAACACCGATGTGGAGTTCAACGGCTGGGCCGTTGACCCGCGCTTCCGCGCTCACCTGCTCCGCGCTCAGGCTTACCGCGACGCCAACGGCAACGTGGACCCGAGCCGCATCAACCTGGCCGCTCAGACCGGCGACGTCCTGGGCCTCCCGGCTCAGTTCGGCCGCGCTGTCGGCGGCGACCTGGGCAACGCGACTGACACCAAGACCCGCATCGTGGGCGGCGACTTCTCGCAGCTGAAGTTCGGCTTCGCTGACGAGATCCGCATCAAGATGACGGACACCGCCACCCTGACCGACGGTTCCGCGACGGTGTCGATGTGGCAGACCAACCAGATCGCGATCCTGATCGAGGTCACCTTCGGCTGGCTGCTCGGTGACAAGCAGGCGTTCGTCAAGTTCGTTGACGACGAACAGCCCTGACCTTTTCATTTGTCCCGACCTTGATACGTAACGGCGGGGCTCTCTCCGGAGGGTCCCGCCGCCGTGTCGCTACCTGGAGGTTTTCATGACCCACCCCTACAACGGTGCGGTGGTCCGCGGATGGCTCGGCTCGCTCAGCGACTCCGAGATCGTGGCCAAGCTCACCGACCTGACCGGGTTCGCCCCGGCTGCTATGGACGAGGACTACGCGCCGGCTGATGCTGCTGCCGCTGTCGCTGCTGACGACACCGTCCAAGAGGCTATCGCCAAGCTGGAGAAGCGCCTCGCTGATCTCGAGTCCACTGTCGAGGGCATGGCCTGATGGCATACGCCGAGCCCAGCGACGTGGTCGCGCGGCTCGGGCGGCCGCTGACCGATGACGAAGAGACCCAGGTCGAGACGTTCCTAGAGGACGCCGAGATCGAGATCCGTTCTCGTATCCCTGACCTGGACGACAAAGCCGAGGACGAGGACTATCTCAAGCGGGTTATCAAGGTCGAGGCCTCCGCGGTCACGCGCCTGATCCGCAACCCCGACGGCTACATCGGTGAGACCGACGGCAACTACTCGTACCAGCTCAACTGGCGGCTGAACACCGGGGCGATCGAGATCACCGACAAAGAGTGGGCTCAGCTCGGGCTCTCCAAGAACGTCGGCGTGCTCAACGTCCGTCCGAAGACTCCGCTGGAGCGCGCGGGTGAATACCCGGCGTTCGGCTCGGTCGAGTGGCAGGTGTTCCAGCAGAGCTCCCCGCTGTACTGGGGCTACTGATGAGCGGGCTACTGGACGACGGGGCTAACTACGAGCCCGTAACGGTGTACCCCGAGGTGACTCGGAAGGACCGGCTGGGCAACACCCTGGTTGGCCCTTCTGCCACCGGCGTCGAGACAGTCGCTCGCTTCCAGATCCAGAACCAGTCGGGCACAGCTGCCCGGCGGGCGGAGATGGACGACATCGGCGACGTGACCGAGCAGGTCTACACGATGCGGCTCCCCCGGTCGTTCACGACCGAGTTGAAGTCTGGGTCCGAGGTTGTGTGGCGCGGTGAGCGCTGGGGTGTGTACGGCGACCCTCGTCGTTACAACGGCTCTCGCCGCACCGCCCGCCTCGAATACGTGGTTCGGAGGTTCTGATGCCTTTGTACTACGGGCGATCCGGTCTGAACAAAGTCGTGTCGCACCTGCCCGGTGTGGTCCACGAGATGCGCTCCGAAGCTGACGAGGTCGCTGACCGGGCGAAGGCCAACCTGGCCGCCGCTCGCGCGAGCACTCAGTGGGAGAAGATCCACGGCCCGGACCATCTGACGAAGATCACTCGGACCAACGGCTCGGTGGATGCCTACGTCAACATGGAGGCCCCTAGCCCCGAGTCGATCGAGTACGGCCACTACCCGTCCGGTGTCTTCGACCCGGAGAAGTACGGCCGCGTCACGAAGGCTCCTCAGGGGCTGTACATCCTCACCGGTGCCGCCGGGTTCGGCGGCCAGACCGCTATCTCCACCGGCGCTAAGCGCGGGAAGAGGGGGTAGCGCATGGCTGGCAAGCTTCCGATCGTCGGTGAGGTTCTCCTCCCGATTCTCCGCGGCCACGAGGACCTGTCCAAGCCGATCAGCACTGTCCCGTCTCTGGCGGGTGTGCATGTCGGGACGTGGGTCGAGGACATCGACTCCCGCACGTTCCCGCTGATCACCGTCCGTCGCGTAGGCGGTACCCGCAGCCCGGAGCATCCGACGCTGTTCACGCAGCCGGTGGTCGAGATGACCGCTTACTCAGCGGCTGACCTGCCCACTACCGAGCAGATGTACGAGGACGCCCTAGAGGTCTTGTACCGCGCTGCACGTCTCCAAACCAAAACGCCAGCCGGCTACCTGCACTCGGTGACCGAGACCTTGGGCGCGTCCCACGGCCCGTCACCGTTCGACCGGACCTGGCGCGTCTTCGGCCTGATCCGACTCGGCATCCGGCCCCCTAAGAACTAAGGAACCAAATGGCACTGAAAGATGATGCCGTCCTCATTGCCGCGCGGGGGTACGTGTACACCGCTGCGGTCGGTACGGCGGCCCCCTCTCCCGCTCAGCTCAAGCTGATCGACCTGGAGCACCCCGAGTCGTGGGAACGCACCGGCTGGGATCTCGTCGGACACACGTCCGAGGATGACCTGCCCGAATTCGGCTTCGACGGCGGCGACTCCGAGGTCCGCGGCTCGTGGCAGAAGAAGAAGCTGCGCGAGGTCGAGACCGAAGAGATCGCGGACTACGTGGTCATCAACCTGACCCAGTTCGACGAGACCGCTCTGGAGCTGTACTTCGGCCCGAACCAGTCGGCCACCCCCGGCATCTTCGGCGTGAAGTCCGGCTCGGTCGTGAACGAGCGTGCGCTGCTGATCGTGATCGTCGACAACGACGTCCGCCTCGGCTTCCACGCCCGCAAGGCTTCGCTGAAGCGTGAGGACGCTATCTCGCTGGCGACCGACGAGTTCGGCGCTCTGCCGGTGCGCGCGACCTTCCTCGATTACCAGTCGTACAACCTCTACGAGTGGATCGAAGAGGACTGGTTCAACGCCGTGGAGACCGCTCCGGTCTACACCGTTGATCTGGGCGGCGCTACCGGCGGCAGCTTCACGCTGAAGGTCGGCGACAAGACCACGGCTCCGATCGCGTACAACGCGAACGCTGCGGCGGTCAAGTCCGCTATCGGCGCTGTCGACGACGGCGTGCCCGAGTCCGCGTGGACCGTCACGTCGGGCGACGACTTCGACATCGAAGGTCCTCTGGCGATCTCGCTGGGCACCGACTCCACCACCGGTGGATCGGGCGTCGAGGTCACTTCGGCCTGATTCGAACTTGACACGTAACCCGTGTCAGACGGGGGAGCGGTATCTCTGGCGGGCCGCCGCTCCCCCAACCCCCTAACTGCCCGCCGCCAATCGAAAGGCCTGCCACCTATGAGCAAGATTCTGACCCTCGACACCATCCGAGAAGAGGCCGACCGCGAGTACGGCGCGCCGGTTCAGGTGCAGATCTCCAAGGACACAACCGTGTCCCTCAAGAACGTGATGCGCCTCCGCAAAGACGCGCGCAAAGACATCCTTACGCAGCTCGAAGCCATCCGGACGATCAACGACAAAGCCGACGGCGACAAGACCGAGGCTGACGCCGAGAAGCTCGCTGACGCAGTCTTCAAGATCCTCGAACTGGCTGCGGGGCGCGACTCCGAGACTCTGATGGACGCCGTCGACGAGGACGTCGCCCTCGCCACCAAGATCCTCAACTACTGGCTGGAGGAGACGCAAGCGGGGGAAGCCTCCAGCTCGGAGGACTGATCGACGACTACGGCGACGCCCTGTACGCGGACTTCCGGTCTGAGTACCAGATGAACCTCGCGGATCTGTTCGATCCCGCCTCCCGGCTCGGGCCTATCCAGGTCCTGGCGCTTATCAAAGAGCTGCCCCGGGAGGGCAGGTTCTGGTCCGAGAAACAGGGAGGTCCTCAGTTCCGCGGTTGGACCGATCAGACGTACACCACCGCGGCGCTGGTCAACGAAATCCGAGCACTCAAATTCATGTACCTAATGGCGAACACGCCGAAGGACAAGCGCCGCAGGCTGACCCCGCCCGAATCGTTCCCGGTTCCGCAGGTCAAAGCCCACAAGGCGAAGAAGTACAAACCCGGCTCGTTCGGAGCCGTCGCAGCCATGCGCATGGCTGCTTCCCGCAATCGGAAGGCCCGGGCAACGGGCGGATAAAGGAGGTGATCTGTGCCAGGCAAAGAAGTGGGCATAATCTCTATCAAGGTCACCCCAAACCTCAAAGGGTTCTACCGCGAGGTTCAGGCGGCAGTCAAGTGGGCTGAGAAGCTGAAGGTCAAGATCCCGGTCGAGCCGGACATGGGCAACTTCCGGCAGGAGGTAGCCGCCAGCACCGCCGGTATGACCGCCAGGGTCAAGGTCCGTGCCGACGTGGACAGAGGCCTGCTGGACAGCGTGGCGAACTCTCTGAGCAATCTGAAAGCTCCGTCGTTCGGATCAGGAATCAACCCCACGGAGTACATGCTGATCCTCGGTGCTGCCGCTGCCCTAACCCCGCTCATTGCCGGGTCGCTGGGCGCTATCTCAGCCGCTCTTCTCACACTGCCCGGGCTGATCGCCGCAGTAGCCGTTCCTATCGGAGCACTCGCACTAGGCATCGACGGGTTCAAGCGCGCTGCCGAGAGGCTCAAGCCCGCGTTCGACGGGCTCAAAGAGTCGATGTCTGCCGCGGTCGAGAACCAGTTCGGCCCGGTGTTCGACCAGCTCGGTAAGGCTATCCCGACCCTGGCCGCGAACCTGCCCAAGGTCACTCAGGGCATGGCGGATGTCGCCAAGTCGATCGTCGACTCGGTCACTTCCGGCGAGGGCCTCGGGCGTATCGAGTCTCTAATCTCGAACATCGGCGCGGCTATCTCCCGATCCGCTCCCGGCCTCACATCGTTCGTCGACGGACTGCTGAACCTCGCTGAGAAGTTCAGCGGCAAGCTCCCTGCTATCGCCGACTGGATCAACCGCACAGGCGAGTCCTTCTCGAAGTGGGTCACGGACTTCACGACAGCAGGGCCGGACGGCGTGTCGAAGTTCGATAACGCTATGTCGGGCCTGGGTGACACGCTGCAGATGCTTGGCGGCGGACTGGTCGACATCCTAAACAAGTCCCTGGAGTTCTTCTCCGACCCACAGAAGATCCAGTCCTTCAAAGCGGAGCTCGATGGTCTGATCGCGTCGATCTCGACGCTGGTCGACCTGATCAACAGCCTGGCTGCCGCGTTCTCGAAGGTGCCGGGGCTGTCGGACGGTGAAGCCAACGGCGTCATGGACTTCGCGCCGATCCAGATTCAGGGCGCGATCGAGCTGATCAAGCAGATCCCGACCGCCTGGGAGGGCGTCAAGCTCAAGGCCGCCGAGGTGTGGAACTCGATTCCCTCGATGGCCGTCACCGCGGTGACCGGTATCCGCTCAGCGATGATGACGCTTCCGGGGCTGCTGTCTTCTCTCTGGAGCACGATCACCGCGAACGCTACCTCAGCGTTCTCTATGGTCGGCGCTGCCGTATCGAACGGCGCTCGGAACGTGGTTAACACCGCGGGCAACATCTTCCGCTCGATGGGCTCGGTCATCGCCAACGCCTTCTCGGCGGCGGTGTCTGCGGTACAAACCGCGTTCTCCCAGATGGTCTCCGCAGCCGCCTCTGGCGCGCAGCAGGTTGTGGCGGAGGTCCAAGCTCTCGGCGGGAAGATCGCCGCCGCTGCTGGTAACTTCGGCTCGATCCTGGTGGCCGCGGGTAAAGCCCTGATGGACGGCCTGCTGTCCGGTATCAAGGCGGGCCTCTCTGCGGTACTGGACTTCGCGTCCGGCATCGCCGCCAAGATTGCCGCGGTCAAGGGTCCGCTCCCGAAGGACCGTAAAGAGCTGATCCCCGCCGGCGAGGCGCTGATGGAAGGCCTCGGTACCGGCATCGAGAACGGCCTGGACCCGGTCCTGGATCGCGCCCGTGAGATCGCTAAGCAGATCTTCTCAGCGTTCAAAGAGACGTTCGGCACCGCTCCCACGTCGCTGGCGTTCAACCTCGGCAGCATGCAAGGCGACCTCAGCGGGTTGCAGACATCGCTGGAATCGACCGCTACCGCCTCTAGAGATCTGACCTCGTCCCTGACAGCGCCTACCGCAGAGCTCGCCTCCGGATCATCGCTTCTGGGCGACGACGTCAAAGGCCAGCTCGACGAGCTCAAGATGGCATACGACCAGCTAGAGCTTCAGCGCAAGCAGCTAAAGGTAGACAAGAACGCCGCGGGCACCAAGGAAGAGAAGAAGGCGATCCAAGACCAGATCGATCAGATCCAGGCACAGAAGGATCAGATCGCGCTGGAGAAGGACAAGCTCAAGCTGCAGCAGCAGCAGACCGGGCAGATGGGCGAGCAGAAGACGCTGGCTCAGTTCCTCGGTGAGCAGATCGCCTCGACCTGGCAGCAGGGTACCGACGCTGTCGCCGGGTTCGCTCGGTCCAACCTCGACCAGGCGATGAGCGACCTCGGCATCGGCGGGGGCGCGATCACCAACGGTCTGAACGCTGGCCTCGACTGGGGAGTGCAGGCGCTTGGAAACGTCATGAACATCCAGGTCAACTCGGTTGACGACGCTATCGCGGTGAAGAACAACGAAGTGAATAAGCAAGCGCTCACTTACACACGCCGCTAACTTGAAACGTAACGAGGAGTTACATGGCTTCCAGACTGCTGGACCCCGATACCCTCGTCGAACTCGAAGGTGTCAACGGTGAGTGGTTCGACCTCACCAACGGCACCGAGGGGATCTACCTCGCTACCGAGGTTACGGGTCTGCTCGACCCGCCGGTGAAGGCGACGTACGAGGAGCCGGGGAACTTCCCCGGCGCTCGGTACCTGAACCACCGCGTCCTGCGACGCGACCTGGTGTTCGGCGTCGAGATCCTCAACGACGAGAACGACGAGACCTGGCTGCGCCGGGATTCGGCGTGGCGCAAAGCGTGGTCGTTCAAGCGCGACGCGAAGCTCCACATCACCACCGGAGAGTCCGGGCACCGCTACCTGAAGGTGCGGCTGTTCGAGTCCCCGACGACTGACATGGTCACCGACCCGCGCGGTCGGGAGGTCAACATTACGAAGATGGTCGTCGTCGCGGGCGACCCGTTCTGGTACGAGGACGATGTCGTCTACCCGATCGAGGTCCAAGAGGACACGACGTTCGACCCGAACCCGTTGCCGTGGCCGTGGCCGCAGCCGGAGCTTCCGGTCGAGGACATCGAGATCACGGTCCCGAACGCGAACCCGACGGACAACATCATCTGGCCGAAGTGGACGCTGCCCGGGTCGTCGGAGAAGCCTGCCGAACCGTACATCCCGGGGCTGCCGTGGCTCGGTGCTCCGAAGTCCCCGGCCACGCTGTGGACGGTCCCGGATTACAAGCTCGACCTCGACGAGGACGAAGACCCGTCGCTCGGCACCCGGCGTATCCGGATGCCCGGGCAGATCGGTGGTCTTCGCGTCGAGGAAGTCCAGCAGATCTACATCGACGGCCGCCCGACCGGCGGCACGTTCAAGATCGGGTACGGCGATGAGTGGACCGAGCCGATCGCTTACAACGCGGCCCCGAACGATGTCCGCGCTGCGCTGATCGCGCTGTCGGGTGTCTCCGCCAACGACGTCGAGGTGTCTCTCGGCGGGGCGACGAACGAGGTCCAGACGGTTCGCCTCAAAGGCGGCGCTCTGGGCGGCACGTTCACGCTGTCGCTGGGCTCGGAGACCACGGTCGGCATCCCGTTCAACGCCTCCGACGCCGACCTTCAGGGCGCGTTGGTGGGGCTGGATTCGATCGGCTCCGCTGACGTCAAGGTGAAGTCGACGAAGATCAACGAGGTCCAGGTGGTCGAGTTGGTCGGGGAACCGACCTCGGGTTCGTTCACGCTGACGCTCGACGGGCAGACCACGGCTCCGATCGCGTACAACGCGACGCCGGCTACGGTGGCGGCCCGGATCGCGGACCTGCCGAACATCGACGGTAACTACGTCAAGGTCGAGGGTCTGAACGAGTGGTTCTACTCGCCGTACCGCATCACGTTCGGCGAAGCCCAGAGTCAGGGCGTCATCACCGACATCATCTCGGGGATCATCGATTTCATCGGCGGCTTGTTCGACGGCAACGCCTCGGGCAAAGGCGTCGGCGGTATCGACATCGACGAGATGACAGGTGACGTCGGCACGCTCTCGGGAGGTGCTGGGCTCGATGTCCAGGTGACCACCGAGCAGGACGGCGACCGGCTGTACGTCGTGTCGTTCCAGCGTGCTGCTGGCGGTCTGAACCTGCCGCAGCTGGTGGGTGACGCCTCCGGTCTGGAAGGCGACGACCTCTCGATCGAGACCGCTACCAACGTCGACGGCGGTCGCCCGTACGTCGTCCGGTTCACCGACGACCTGCAAGGCGTGGACGTCCCGACCATGACGGTCGATACGGACGAGCTCACCGGCGGGTACGAGGTCGGCAGCCGCGTGGTGGTTCTCCGCGAGGGCTACACGTACCCGGCTGAGAACGTCGTCGTCGACTCCGACCCTCGCGAGGAGCAGGTGTCTTCGGAGTCTGGTTCCCCGATCTGGGAGCGGATGAACTCTGTCCGGTTCCTGCACTACATCCCGCCGTACACCGGCGAGGTCACGTTCAAGTTGTCCGTGTCCGGGGCTGTCCCCGGGCAGATTGCCACGCTGCGCCTTCCGCGCGCCTGGTCCCGTCCGTGGGGCCTAGAATAGTCTGAAAGGCCAGGTCAGATGGGTTTTACCCTCCGCCTGTTCGGCATCCCGGTCCTGAGCCTGGAGATCACCGGCGACGGCTCTGCCGAAGAGTACATCAACCTCACGGGTGGCTCGTTCGAGCTGGCTCCAGAGGAGCCCGAGTACGACGAAGAGTACTACGAGGAAGACCGTAGCGGGTTCGGCTTCGGGGTGAGCTGATGCCAGCTCCCGCCGCAGACATGACAACCCTGGCGGGTCACCAGCAGCTCTGGGACACCGTCATGAAGCGTCGCCAGAAGCGGGAAGACGAGCGGATCGCACCGCCGTTGATCCGCCTCTGGGACGGCGACTACAAGCTCCGCGGCCAACTCGTCGGGGAGCGCAGCCACAAGTTCGAGTTCATCGAGAACGAGACCGGCACCGCGTCGATCACGATCTCGCTGGACCACTACCTCGCTAAGTGGATCGCGTCCCACAAAGGCCGCGCCCGCCGCAACGTCCACGTCTCGTTCGACAAGCAGGGTGCCCGGTGGACGGGCCGCATGGACCACTACGACATCGTCCGGACCAAAGAGGGCGACGTCTACATGGAGGTCGTGTTCAAGCACGACTACGAAGAGCTCAAGCACATCTACGTGTGGGCGAACCCGTTCCTGCGGCCCGAGTTCCAGTTCCCGAAGCTGTGGGTGATGTTCGGCCCCGCGAAGTGGGCGCTGCTGCTGACGCTGTTCGTCAACATCCTCCGCCTGGAGACCTCGCTGTGGACGCTGCCGGACAACCCTCTGGACATCTCCGAGTGGTTCCCGTTCTCGCTGAACCCCGGTAACTGGCGCAACATCGTCAAGCCGTTCCCGTTCCTCGCGGACAACTCTCCGCTGACGATCGTGTTCTCCCGGTTCAAGTCGTTCCACGACACCGCGAAGAACGTCCTGGCCGACTCGCAGCTCACCATCGTGTGCCGCCGGTACTTCCACGGCGAGGACCCGCACCCGTTCGCGGAGCTGTCCGGTGAGCTGGGCCTGCCGCTGATCGAGGGTATCGCCTCGCTGATCCCGCTGCGCCACGGCTGCCTGGTCTGGGACATCGTCGACAACTCCGGCTGGGGTTCGGAGACAGCGTTCGGCGGGTCGCTGCTGACCGGTCTGGTCCGCGCGGTGATGAACATCGCGTCGGACGGCATGACCGAGGGCATCGACATCTACACCGGGCTGCCGACCTACCCGGGTGAGTACTACACCCCGGGGTTCCTCGGGACGTACCCGAAGGCTCCGCACGTGGTGTTCATGGAGTCCCCGTACACCGGCATCGAGTCCTCGAAGTTCACGTACACCGAAGCTACGGACACGTCGTTCGTGCTCGGCGGGCAGTCGATGCCCGGGGTGAACGAGATCATCTCGGCCGGCATCAACATGGGCGGCGACTTCCTGACGTCGCTGATCAACTCCCAGCTCGCCACGCTCGGCGCGTTCGGCGGCGCGATCGACCTCCCGCCGCTCGGCGGCATCATGGACGCGGTCGCCCGTCCGCTGTACGAGAACGTGATCCTCGCGTTCATGGAGATCCCCACGCTCCGCGCAGCAGGCCTGAGCCTGCCGATCGCGGGGCTGGAGGACATCGTCACCGGCCTCGGGGACTTCCACTACAACGAGGGCTGGGTCGACGGCGCTGACAAAGCGTTCACGATCTCCGCGATCATGGCGGCCCGCGCTAAGCAGTGGGCTACCCGGGCGAAGCACTCGCACGAGATCCAGGTGTCCGACGCTGCCCCGTACATCATCGGTGAGCGGGGTCACGGGCATTTCTGGCTCGGTGACCGGGTCGGCACCACGGTACTCGGCTACCCCGATCCGTACACGATTTTCGTAGAGCGGGTTACCAAGCTCACCTACGAGTGGGGTACCGACGGCCCGAAGGGCTGGACCATCACGATCGGTTACAAAGAGCCGGAGGACCCGATCCTCAAGGCGTTCGAACTGATCCAGTACATCAACTCCAACCTCGGACAGCTCGGCATTCTGTAGCAGCCGAGCTTGATACGTAACGAAGAGAGCCCGCCACATGCACAAACCCCTGACCCAAGAACACGCCGACCCGGACAAGCCGGAGGAAGCCCTCGCCTGGGCTTTCTGGGGACTCCCCCACCCGTCCGGAGGCCACTCGCTGTCTAACCCGGTGATGGCCAAGTACTGGTCGAAGCACTTCACGGAGCTCGGGATTGTGCATGTGGACTCTCTGCGCCGGCTCGCTGACGAGAACGGCAACATCCACGTCAGCAAGCTGCCCCAGCAGACCAAGAAGTTCCAGGCTCCCGCCCGCGGGCCGCGGAGCCACTACAACCCCGCTGCGCAGTGGGTTCCCTCGGATACCCCGGAGCCTCCGAAGTTCCGTGTCCAAGATCCTCGGACGCTCACCCAGCAAGAGCAGCAAGCCCAGCTCGACATCTACAAGCAAATGGGCCTGATTCCTACCGCACCACTGCCGCAGCATCAGGCTGCGGTCGAATGAGAGGCCCGCTTATGCCAGACCTGGAAGACACCCAGCCGTTGCACGTGTCTGACCTGCCTACCGAAGAGATGGACCTCGCCGAGCTGGACACAGGCGGCTTCGAGATTCCGCACCTGGGCTGGGACTTGGACAAAGACGGTGACATCGAAGGTATCGAGGAGTACGTCCCCGAGCCTGCGGTGCTGCGCGGCGCTGTGGCCGCGGGCCTGGGATTCGCCGGGTTCGTCCTCGGTAAGACGTTCGACGTCTCGTGGATCGATCAGGCGGTCGCTATCTACGCGGTGGCTGCACCGTTCGTCCTCGGATTCGTGATCCGCCGCCACGTCACCCCTACGGAGCGGTGAGCATGTGGATCGAGCTCGGTGTCGCTGTCGTCTCTGGGGGCGCTGCTACCCAGGTTCTGACCGCGGTGTTCAACCGCCGGGTGAACCGGAAGGTTGAGCAGAAGACCGACAACGAGGCTGCTCAGGCTATCGCGGTCGCCGCGGTGACGCTCGTAGCTCCCTTGGAGGAGCGCCTGTCCCGCCTGGAGCAGCAGCACACGCTAGCCCTGACGTACATCCGCAGCTTGTGGTCGTGGATCGACCTGCACCTGCCGGGGCGTACCCCGCCTGCCCCGCCGGATCAGCTGCGGCTCTGAAACTTGATATGTAACGGAGGTCTTAGTGGCTGACGACCAGTGGGTACCTGACGTTCCAGACGGCGCGTTCGTCATCGGCGGCGGTGACTACCGCTACGGCCAGGACATGACCGAGGACATCGCCCGGTCGCTGTTCCAGGTCCCGGACTTCAACCCGGCCAACGCGCTGCTGGTGCTGCCGCAGCTGCTGCTGCGCCTGCCGCTGGAAGCGCTGCAGAAGTTCAAAGACTTCATCCCGAACGTGTTGGAAGGCGCGTTCAACACCGTCGCCGGCGCGGTCGACGCCATCATGGGCGCGATCCGCGAGACCCCGCGGGTGCTGGAGCAGATCCTCTCGTATCTCCCGCAAGGGTTGCGCGACGAACTGGAGCACGCCGCTGCGCGTATCGGCGCGGTGATCGACGCGATCGTTCAGGCGCTCACCGGCACCTTGAACATCGGTCACACGATCGAAGACCTGATCTTCTCGCTGACCAACATCCGGCCCGGTTCGGTCGGCGGTGTGCTGGGCGGCGGGTCGATCGAAGAGACCATCAAGCGCATCGTCGATGCGATCGTCTCGGGCATCGTCGGGGTCACCGGCATCGGTGCGGGGATCTCGGATCTCCAGTCGCTGATCGAGCAGATCTCCTCGGCGGCTGCCCGCGGCGGGTTCGCCTGGGACATCCTCGGTATCCAGAACAACAAGAAGCCGAAGTCCGGGCTGTACAAGTCCGAGCGCGGCAACTTCGACCTGGACACCCTGAACTCCACGGTCTCGGTCGCCCCTGGCACTTCGATCATCGCGTTCGATGTCATCGAGCAGTCGATGCCTATCGGCCTGATCACCTGGATCGGCTGGGGCACCTCGGGCATCACCGACTTTTACATCAACGTCTACCGCTGCGTCGACGACCGCTCCGACCCGGAGCTAGGCGAGCTGATCCACCAGTCCGAGAACATCGCGGGTCTGCTGGCGGGCTCCGCGTCCCCCGGCGCGAACATGGCGTACGAACTCACTACCCCGATCGCGGCTGTAGCCGGCGACCTGCTGGCGTACGAGTTCATCGCCGTCGGCGGCACGCACACGATGCGCGGCCGGGACTTCAACCTCCCGGACAACGACGGCGCTCCGATCGGTAACGTCGGGGCCACCCGCACGCTGTCTACTCCGGCCCTACCTCCGGCCACCCTGGACAAAGCCGACGTCGCCTGGACCGACAACGTCCCCCGCGTCGGTATCGCGGTGGACACCGGCACCGGCTCGGATCACCACGACCCGCAGGTCGAGTTCTTCGAGAAGCCTGTAGCTATCCCGGTCCCGGCGTGGTGCGACCGCATCGACGCGATCGTCACCGGTAAGGGCGGCGAGGGTGCCGACGGGTTCCTCGGGTTCTACGGCAACCCCGGCCAGCCTGGCGGCGTCAACACCGTCACCTGGACCCGTGGTGAGCACTTCTCAGGCACCACCACGATCTTGGAGTGGGATGGCGCTGAGCTGTCGATCCCAGGGTTCGAGGTGTCCGCTGCCAACGGCTCTAACGGCTCCGGTCAGCGCCCTGTGGCGCTCGGCAAGCCGGTCGGTAAAGGCATCGAGGAAGTCGAATACAACGGCCTGAAGCTGGCCGCTGGCGGCGATCAGCACGCGTACGGCGGCGCTGGTACCAAGCCTGGCGGCGGCGGTAACGGCGGTCACTGGCTAGGTATCTACACCCAAGGCGGCCCCGGTGGACCCGCGTGCGCGGCTGTCCAGTTCCGCAAGGGCGCTCTGCCCGGCGAGGTCGTGGGCGACGGCGAAGGCGACGTGACGCCTCCGAACGTCTCTGCGCTGCACGTCGACGTGTCTGCGACGTCCACCTCGATCACTATCACACCCTCGGGAGCTGTCGACGATGCCTAGTGGACTTCGCGGTTACAACGTCTACCGCAACGGCGTTCGACAGAACACCTCCCCGGTTACGGAGCTCGGGTCGGTGACTATCACCGGCCTGTCTCCGGATACCGACTACTCCGACCAGATCACGATCACCGCTATCGACATGGCGGGTAACGAGTCGCTGCCCAAGACGCTGGCTGAGCTGGAGGCGGAAGCTGTCACCGACGCTTTGTCTCCGGCTGACCCGCTGGACCCGGTGGTCCGGGCGCAGATCGATGCGCTGGTAGCGGCGAAGATCAAGCCAACGTCAGGCAGGGTCGCTGACGGCGCGATCATCGGGATCGAGACCCCGACCGGGTCGTACTACAAAGCGTACGGCGGGGACCGCACCTCGAACACTCCGCTGACGCTGGAGAAGAACTTCCGGTACGGCTCGTGCTCGAAGATGTTCACTCACACCCTGATCCTCAAAGCGATCGACGACGGGCTGCTGGACTGGGACGACACGATCAGCGAGTTCGTCACCGACGTACCGAACGGTGACCAGATCACGATCCGGCAGCTGCTGCTGTTCCAGGACGGGCTCAAAGACTGGATGACAGACCCCGCGGTCCAGCAGACGTACTTCCTCAGCCCGACCAACTCGTTCGACCCGCTGAACTACATCCGGAACTCGACGCCGAACTTCGCCCCCGGCGAGTCCTCGTCGTACTCGAACGCAGCCTCGTGGCTGCTGGGCAAGGTCCTGGAGTCCGTCTACAACGACGGCCGGACGGTCGATCAGATCGTTGTGCAAGAGTGGCAGGACGCGGTCGACGTGCCGTCCCTGCACTGGCCGACGACGAACTACATGAACCCGCCGTATGTCCGGGGCTGGACCCCGAACCTGGCGCTCCCGCAGATCCAGGCGATCCTCGGACCATTCGCGTTCCTCGCGGCGTTCCTCGGCTACCCGACGTCCCAGGACCTGGAGTTCACCGCGGTATCGACGACCTGGTCCGGCGCCGCCGGTTCCCTGGCCGGCACCATGGATGACTTCCTCAAGCTCGGCAAGGCGCTCTATGAGGGCGTGTTTCTGTCCGAGGAGATGCGGCAGCTGCAGCAGGAGATCTTCTCGACGTACGTGTTCTATGAGCCGGACGGTCCTCATCAGGGGCCGGGCTGGATGGGCTTCGGTCTGAACGCCCTCCGCTGGGGCTCGTGGCGCGGCTGGGTCGGTAACCTCGGCGGCTACATCGCGGTCCTGTTCTACAAGGAGACCGACGGCTCGGTCATCGGCGTGATGCTGAACAACTTCGCGGCGCACGTCGACGCGGTGGACCTGTTCTACCAGATCGCCTACCTGCTGGACCTCGAGTCCACCGAGCACGTGCCCTGGCACTTCCGGCCGGACCGCGTGTTCTCCGGCTCGGTCCGCGCCCCGTCGCTGGTCCAACCCGACGGCGGTGGCGGTGAGCCCGACGAGAACGTTGTGCCCGCGTCCGTCCCATTTGAGATCTAGGAGACAGCTTGTCTGACCTGTACAGCGCCGCCCGCGTTGAGGCGGCTAAGGCCCAGTTCAACTGGCTGACGGACGACTTCAAGCTAGCGTTCATCGACGCCGACGAATACACCGTCAACTACGCCACCGACCAGGTGTTGGAGGACATCCCGACCGCGGCGGTCATCGCCATCTCGGAGAGCCTCGACACCAAGTCGGTCTCGGCGTCCGGCTGGATGAAGGCCGGCACGACCGTGTTCGTCGAGCCCGAAGGCAGCATCGGCGAGGCGGTGGTCCTGTTCAAGGACACCGGCGACCCGGCGACGTCGACACTAGTCGCCTACCTCGACTCCGAGGAATACCAGCAGATCATCCCCAACGGCGCCGACGTGTACGTGCTCTGGCACGCCGACGGCATCATCCAATTCTAGGAGCTCGCATGGCACTACCTGAAAACTGGGTGGACCTGTCCGGGCAGAAGGTCAACGCGGCGTTTCTCAACCAGCTGGGCGAGGAGTTCAACGCCCTGCAGACGGCGCTGGGCGGTAAGTCGCTGCGCGTGCTGACGCAGACCGCGTTCGACGCTCTGTCCTCGAAGGACACCAACACCGTCTACGTGGTCATCCCCTGATGGGTGTGTACGTAGGCGGCACCGAGATCATAGGCGTCTACGTGGGCGACATCCCCGCCGCCATCTACCGCGGCAGCACCCGCATCTGGCCGCCGACCCCTCCGTTCTCGGGCTACACCATCGAGAACGCCAACCTGATCGACGAGCCTGTCCCGGACGGGGCGTCCGGCTGCTGGGTCACCCTCGGCGGCGCCGGTGGTGGCGGCGGCTCCGGCCGCCGGTCCAACTCCGGCTACCGCTACGGCGGCGGGGGTGGTGGTGGCGGTGGCTACATCGGCCGCGTCTGGATTCCACGTGCGTTGCTCGGCTCGACGTTTACCCTCACCCGGGGCCTCGGTGGCGCCGGTGGAGCGCGGGCGGCGGGATCGTCCGATGGCAAAAACGGCGCCGACGGCGGCTCGACTGTGTTCTCGTCCGGCAGCGTTCACCTGATGGCTGGCGGAGGGGCAGCGGGTGTGAGGGGTACTAACTCGTCGGCCAGCGGAAGCGGCGGGGCCGGCGGTACAACCAGCATCTCCGGCGTATCCGCAACAGGCTATACAGGTGGCAAAGGCGGCAACGGCGGCTCCAGCCCCTCTAGCGGGCAAAGCCGGACGGACGGTTCAGGCGCTGGCGGCGGCGGCGGGGGCGGCGTGCGTTCCAATGACAACAGTTTCAGCGGCGGCAGCAACGGAACCAGCTCCGGCCCCGCGGGGAACGGCGGCAGGGGGACTGACGGAGCCGTAAACACGGGCGGATCAAACGCAGGCAGCGGCGGAGACGGCTACAACAAAATCGAGTGGGAATGACTCGCGCTTGACACGTAACCCGGTTACGAGTAAAGTCGTCTGCAAGAGAACGACCGGCGGGGCTAAGGCCTGAGAAACCAACCCCGTCGGTCGCACACCCACCATCAGGAAGGCACTGTTATGTTACGCACTATCGCTGCCGCGGGCATCCTCGCGGCTGGTCTCGGGCTCGGTATCGCACCGATCGCCCAGGCTGCTCCGGCTCACTGCTCGAACCACGGCTTCGGTCACGGTCAGATCTACAAGCACGCCTGCGCTACCGGATCAGGCGGAGCCAGCGCTGACTGGAACCCCGTGTTCAACGACGACGGCTCGTACAAGACCGTTCACAAAAACGGCAAAGACCACAAGGTCTACAAGTGCGTTCGGCACTGCGGCGGAGGCCGCGGCAAGACCGAGACCACCGACCCGTGGTGATCTAACCCCGCATACCAAGAAACCCCCTACCCGGCCCGCGAAGGCTAGGTAGGGGGCTTTTCTTGTTTCAGTGGGTATGGCCGTGATGACCTGTGTCTTCGTGGTTTGTCTGGTCAACCACCGCGGTCTCAGTGGTGTACGGTACAAACCATGCGAGCTCTCGTCGTGATCCGCTTGTCCCGTGTCACCGATGCTACGACCTCACCGGAGCGCCAGCTGGAGTCTTGCCAGCAGCTCTGCGCCCAGCGCGGCTGGGACGTCGTCGGGGTAGCAGAGGATCTGGACGTCTCCGGAGCCGTGGATCCGTTCGACCGCAAGCGCAGACCCAACCTCGCCCGCTGGCTGGCGTTCGAGGAGCAACCGTTCGATGTGATCGTGGCGTACCGGGTAGACCGGCTGACCCGATCTATCCGGCATCTGCAGCAGCTGGTGCACTGGGCTGAGGACCACAAGAAGCTGGTCGTCTCCGCGACCGAAGCGCACTTCGACACGACGACGCCGTTCGCGGCGGTCGTCATCGCGCTTATGGGAACGGTGGCGCAGATGGAATTAGAAGCGATCAAAGAGCGGAACCGTTCGGCTGCGCATTTCAATATCCGCGCCGGGAAATACCGCGGATCCCTGCCGCCGTGGGGTTACCTGCCTACGCGCGTGGACGGGGAGTGGCGGCTGGTGCCGGACCCTGTGCAGCGAGAGCGCATCCTCGAGGTGTATCACCGCGTCGTCGACAACCACGAGCCGCTGCACCTGGTGGCCCACGACCTGAACCGGCGTGGTGTCCTGTCGCCGAAGGACTACTTCGCGAAGCTGCAAGGCCGTGAGCCGCAGGGCCGGGAGTGGTCGGCTACCGCGCTGAAGCGCTCGCTGATCTCCGAGGCGATGCTCGGGTACGCGACGCTGAACGGTAAGACCGTCCGAGACGACGACGGAGCTCCGCTGGTGCGGTCTGAGCCGATCCTGACGCGAGAGCAGCTGGAGGCGCTGCGCGCCGAGCTCGTGAAGACCGACCGGACCAAGCCCGCGGTGTCTACCCCGTCGCTGCTGCTGCGGGTGTTGTTCTGCGCGGTGTGCGGGGAGCCCGCGTACAAGTTCGACGCGGGCCGGAAGATCCCGCGCTACCGATGCCGGTCATTCGGGTTCGCGCAGCGGTGCGGCAACGGCACGGTGCCGATATCCGAGTGGGACGCGTTCTGCGAGGAGCAGGTGCTGGATCTGCTCGGGGACGCGGAGCGTCTGGAGAAAGTCTGGGTAGCCGGCTCGGACTCGGCGGTCGAACTCGCGGAGGTGAACGCGGAGCTGGTGGACCTGACGTCGCTGATCGGCTCCCCCGCCTACCGGGTCGGGTCTCCGCAGCGCGAAGCACTGGATGCTCGTATCGCGGCGCTGGCCGCGCGGCAAGAGGAGTTGGAAGGGCTAGAGGCTCGCCCGTCGGGCTGGGAGTGGCGAGAGACCGGGCAGCGGTTCGCGGACTGGTGGCGAGAGCAGGACACCGCGGCAAAGAACACCTGGCTCCGGTCGATGAACGTTCGGTTGACGTTCGACGTCCGCGGCGGGCTGACTCGCACGATCGACTTCGGGGATCTGCAGGAGTACGAGCAGCATCTCAGGCTCGGCAACGTGGTCGAACGGCTACACACCGGGATGTCGTAGAGCGACTACCCGAGAACGCAGAAAAGCCCCCTACGCGCCGTGTAAGGGCACGCAGAGGGCTCTCTGGCAGTCTCTATTCAGTTGTGGGTGTGCGTCCGTCTCCGTGGACGCTAGAGGGGTTTACGGGGCCTCGTGGACCCGCACGTACGGTTGCAGAGGCTTGTCACGGTAGGCGTGGTATCGCTCGGCCTCCTCGGCGCGGATGGCCTCGATCTCCTGAGCCGCGCTCACCTTACGACGCTGCAGCTCCGGATCGTCATACTGACGCACCGTAATCACCTCTGACTGACGAGTCTGCGTCGAGATGATCTTCAGCAGATCCACCGCCTCGGTAAGGCGGTCGGCGATCACGGCCAGCTGCTCGACGGTGACGTCTTTCTTCTTCTTGCTCATTCGATCACCTCGGTGAACGGGCCGAACGTGGAATTGAAATCTGCGCCGATCTTCCCTTGGTACAAATCCGACCACCAATGCGAAGTCCACCAGAGCGCGTAGTTCTCGTCCCACCAGAAGACGTCACTCTCCCGGTCGCGAACCTTCACGCCCAGCGGGACAGCATGGATGCTGTCCCACACCCGGGCCTGGGCCTTCTCCTCGACGTCCCGCACCTGGACGAGCGTGACGCCGGATAGGATCTCGGCAGCCACCTGCTCGGCGTCATCGGAGTAGACCGGGGCCCAGTCGGAGATGACGTCGACGATCTTTTGCCGCACCTCCTCGGGGGTGAGGATCATAGGGATTACTTTGACGGTGATGTATTTCTTCTTCTTCTTGCTCACAGTAATCCTCCGGTGGAGCGGGAGACCTCCGGACATCCTTCGGTATCAGACGCTGTCTGGTCCGGGCTGTCGTCAGCTGCCGCCATCAAACGCAACTCTTCAATCTCAGCGACCAACTCAGGAACGAGAGTGCGCGCCTGGGCGATGAACTCGGCATCGGCGCGCTGGTGGTACAGGTGCGTCGTGGCGACGGCCTCACGAGTCGACTCGGCATCATGCGGGATGATGCAATTACCCTGCTCACTGCTGTACTCGGCTATCCACGGCCCTTCTGTGACCCCTTCCAGTGCGGACTTGGCGCGCTCAACAACGGCCTGAACGCGCCCAGCTCCGTCGCTTTCCTTTTCTGCTTTTACCACTATGGTCTCCTCGTTTGCCTGATGAAGTCGGTCCGTGCCGACTCGTAGTCCGGGTGGAACGTGATAACGCCGTAGAACGATCCGACCGACGGGAACACGATCCACTCCTGGGTGTGCGGGCTCTTGCGGATCAGCCACTTCCTGGCATCGTTACCCCAGAGCTCTCTCACCGGAACCACCCCCGTATGATCTGGATCAGGTGCTCCAGCCGAACCTCGTGGTCGAGCATCCGGATCAGCACCAGTTCACGCACCCGCTTCACTTCAGCCGCCTTAAGCCAGCGGCTTCCTCAGCCGTTGCGACGACGGTGAAATTCCTCGGGTACTTCCCCTCCGGCTTGATCCGGCGTATCCAGGCGTCCGCACTCCAAGACCAGATCACGGTCCCGTACGGGATGTTGCTCAACCCGTACGGTAGCCGGTGTCGGCCTTCGTAGCCGGGGCCGTCTAACGAGAGGTACGGACTCCACTTCCTCGCGACCTCGGACTGAGCCACGCACTTGAAGTACTGCTCACCGTTTAGGTCGGAGAACGTTAACCAGTCGTGCTTACTCATTCCACCCCCTCGTAACGGTCCAACTCACTCTTGAGCCCTTGGATCTCAAGCTCCAGGTCGAAGACCCGGCCCATCAGGTTGTCGCGCTCCAGCTCCAGCCGAGACGCGTCGTCGATCGCCTCCATCGACCTGCGCACCATGTCCGCGAGAGCGCCGTGGATCGACGCGATGAAGTCGGCGTCATCCTCGCTATGGAAGGACCCGATCCACAACCGGCTCTCGTCCTGGCTCACAGCCCACACGTCGTAGGTGGTGTGGCCCCCGTCCTTCTCAACCACCCAGAAGCAGTCCTCAGCCCCTGTGGTCTGCGAGAACACCTGATAAATGCGGTCACAGAACTCTTGAAATTCCATGTTGTTCCTTCCGTTACGAATCAAGTAGCAGCCGTAAAGCAAGTTCGGCCTGCTGCGGAACCACGCCGTTCCCCAGCAGCTTGATCTGAGCGCCGTACGGGAGGCCGGCGTCGGTGACCCATCCTCGGGGCAGGCCCATCAGCCACTCGTAGAACTCCGCGGAGACGCGCGGCCTGAACCCGGACGTGCTCGGCTCGTGAGGCAGCGGCGCGCTGCGACCGGTGATCTGTTCCCACCGTCGGATCGCTTCGATCCGGTCGCCCCAGTCGATCAGACCCGGTGTACCGGGATCTTGATCAGAACGTTCACCAGCCGAGACTTGTCGTCCGGGTTGAACGAAGTCCCCTTCGAGTCCCGGGCGAGAGGGGTCGGTAACAACGAAGAAGAGCCGTTCCCTGCTGTGCGGGGCTCCGACGTCTGATGCGCGTACAGTGACCCACCGGACAGACAGCCCGTCTTCGGCACAGTCCCGGAGAACAGCGTCGAATCCGATCCGGAGGTGGTTGACAACGTTCTCAAACACCGCGAGTCGCGGTCGAAGTACGCGAACCGCCTCTCGGATGTGTGGCCACAGGTGTCGGTCATCTTGAACTCCTAGTTTCTTGCCGGACGAACTGAAGGGCTGGCACGGATACCCGGCCGTGAGAACGTCGACCGGAGGCAGCGATGCCCAGTCGACCGCGGTCAGGTCACCGATGTTCGGGACGCTCGGGAACCGCTGCGAGAGCAGCCGAGACGGGTGCTTCTCGATCTCGGAGTACCAGACCATGCGGGCGCCGAGAACACTCTCGGCAGCCAGGTCCAGGCCTCCGTAACCTGTGCATAGAGAGCCTAGTATCACAATTATCGACCTCCGTTACGAGTCAAGTTGGGATGATGAGAAAAGGATCGTCAGTCGGCTCGCGGTTGTAAGCCGCGCCCCATGACCGTCCCCCGACCTCCGGATCGGTGTTGATCAGCACGCCTCGGAACGTCTGCTCCATGATTCGGCCGATCTCCTTAGCCGTAACCTCAGCCTCAGCCTCGGGTACCGACGCCAGAACCTCGTCATGGATCACCAGACGGATCATCGGTGTCATCCCCGCTTCGTGCAGCCGCAGCACAGCGCTGGCCGTTACGTCACGTGACGTGGACTGCACCATGTAGTTCAGCGCCGCGTATCCCCGGTCAGGGTCGACGGGCAGCCGACGACCGGTAGGGGTGATGACGTACCCGAGGTTCGCCGCCTCCCGTTGCAGGCTCTTGGACAGATCGGTAACCCCGGGGTAGGTGGCCGCGAAGATGTCGAGCACCTTCTTCGCCTCCGGGAACGTGATGCCTGCGTTGGTCGCGAGCTTCCCCGCGCCCCCTCCGTACACGGTTAGGAAGTTGGCCATCTTGCCGACCTTGCGATCCATGCCCGCGGCGTCCGCGGTCACCTGGTGCAGATCCGCCTCCTCCTCGAACGCGCGGATCATCGTCCGGTCGTTGGCGAGTGCTGCCAGGACGCGAAGCTCCTGCGCTTGGTAGTCGACCGAGACCATCAGCTGCCCGGGGTCCGCGAGGAAGCACCGTCGGACCATCCAGTCCCCGGCGGGCAGGTTCTGAGCCGACGGCGATGTGGTCGACATCCGCGCAGTCCGGGCCTGCAGCGGGTTGATCCCCGGGTGGACCCGGTCGTTGGCGTCCCGCCGCTCGATGAAGTTGCGGACCCAGGTCTTCTCCCAGGAACCCCACTTCTTCGCCTCGATCGCGGCCTTCGCCAGCGCGTTGCCCTCCTCCGCCAGAGCTTCCAGCAGCTCGGCGTTCACCTGGCGCTTACCCGTGGCCGTGCGGCCTTTGATCTTCACGCCCGTACGCTCCAGGCCGTCAGCCAGCTTCTCGGTGGAGTTCACCGAGTCGACCCCGTACGCGTACCGAGCCACCGCGGTGTAGTGCTCGGACTTCCGCAGCATGTCCGCTGACAGCTTCTCCGAGTAGTCGACGTCCAGCAGGAACCCGGTGCGTTCGACGTACGACATCACCTCAGCGAGCTTGTGCTCGTACGGGATCAGTTTGTGCGACGACTCCGGCACCAGCGGGGCTACCTTGCCCAGCAGCCGGGACACCAGGATCGTGTCCATGCCGGCGTACAGCTCGTAGTCCGGGTCGTCCAGGTCGACCAGCGCCCAGATCTTGTCTTTGGTGGTCTTGTGCTTCTTGGCCAGGCGAGCCATCGAGGCTTTGACCTCTTCGGCGGTCACCGGGTCGATGTAGAACTTCGTCAGCTCTTCCAGCTTGTGACCGGTCCCGCCTTCTTTGTAGGCCCGAGGGTCTACCAGGTGCGAGTAGATCTTGGTGTCCTCGACCTTCGGCCACATCTGCTCCATCGGCACACCGAGCGTCCGCTCGATCACCTGGAGGTCGAACGCGGCGTTGTGGATGACGAACCGCTGGACCTTCTGCAGAGCGGTGACGGCGGCTCCAACGAACACACCGCCCCGCTCCACCGGCAGGACCCACGACTCCCACGGGTTACCGAACTGGATCAGCCGGATACCGAAGTCCGGCTTGTAGATCCCCAGATCCGTCGTCTCGGTATCGAGACCGAGAATCCGGAGGTTGGAGCGGATGAAGCTCTCGAACCCGTCGAGATCATCCTCGTGCTCTACGACGTTGACCAGAACTGTCTCGTCCTTGATCTGGTAGCGGTGTTGCTTCACCCGCCCCTCCCTTCGTTACGAATCAAGCTGGAGACGTTAGAGCCCCAGCTCCCGGCGGATCTGACCCTCCGGGGTTTCTTCCTTGACCATCACTCGCCCGTAGTAGGCGATGTTGTTCTTGATCGGGAAGACCCGGTACTCCCCTTCCCCGAAGTCGACTGCCAGCTCGTCACCGCTGATGCGGTACTCGCAGTCGTCCGGGAACGTCCAGAACAACCCGTTCTGGAGCATGACCATGAACTTCGGAACCTTGATTTCCTCGCTCAATTACACCCTCCTAGATGGTTACGAGTCAAGTTAATTTGCGTAGAAAAACTTGGCGTCGCGACCGTCATCCTTGGTCGGGGGCATCCACGCGTGCCAGACCTTGCCGGTCTTCTTCGACACACCGGTCTTGTAGACGAAGTCGTCGTACGGCTTAGGCGGAGCCCACTCCGGGGCTTCCTGCGCGCCCTGCGGAGCCTGACGCTGATACCCGCCGCCCGAGGACTGCGCGGGAGCCGGCGCAGCCGATCCGCCCGCGAACGCCGCGGCAACCTTCTTCACCTTGTCCATGTAGTCCTTGAACTTCGCGTCCAACAGAGCGTCGGACTCTTCGACCGACGAAGCGTGGATCACGATCCACGGCGCGTCGAAGTCCCGACCACCCTTCAGGGTGGTGACGATCTTGCCCTCGCCGGGAGCCACGTTGCTGCTGTTGTTGACCACGGTGGTCGCAGGAGCGGTGGTGGCGACAGGCTGCTCGGGGCCGTTGTCGTTCGAGGCCCAGGGATCGGTGGTGACAGTCATTCGGTTTCCTTTTCGTTAGTGGGTAGTTGGGTAATCAGGCGTTGTCGCGGACGAACGACACCGAGGAGAAGTACCGGGAGACCGGGTCCTTGATGATCTGCTTGTCAACGACGTCCTTAGCGACCTTGCCGTCGGCTCGGAACAGCGCGGCGATAAGGTCCTGCTGCCAGGTCGTCACGAGGTCCCCGCCGCCCAGGTCGGCGTGGACATCTTCCGAGGCCTTCTCGAACCGCAGGCTGTTCTTGTCCACCTCCGCGATCTTCTCCATCTCGGCCAGGGCACGGTCCCGGAGGAACACGCCCTGCACGTCGAGGGGGAGCGATTCGTCCCGAGGGACCATTACGATTGCAGTGAGTCGGTCTGTCATTCGGTTTCCTTCCGGTTGTAGCCGTGGGTCCATTCGGCACCCACGAACATCTCTTTGTCCTCGTCTGACCAATTAGCCAGGAGGGCGGGTTTCTGGTTGGGGTAGAGCTCAGGCGTCACCCACGCTCGGTACATGTCGGCGCCGGACATACCGCTGAACTGGCCGTCGAAGATGTTCACGCGGCAGCCCCTGACCCTGCGCAGGACGGGATCAGGTGATCCCTGAACCGTCCCGAGCTGATCGGCACTATGTGGTAGCACACCGGGCACGCCCGGCGATGCTTCGGAGCACTGGAGGGCACCTGCTCGGCGGTAGCCAGGTCGACCAGCTCCCGGTACGTCAGACCGTCCTCGCCGGCTGACTTCCACCCGTCGTCAGCGAGACGAGTAGCCATCTCCCCGACAGGGTCACTCGGGCCGTTGTGCGACCGGATCGAGTCCGGGAACACCTTGGACCGTGAGCCGGGACCGTCGTGGTCGTCGGTCTGCTTGATGACCTTGTGGACCTCTTCGAGCACCGCGCGGTGAGCGTTCTTCAGCCGGTCCTTGGCGGCCTGGTCCCGCAGAACCACCCCGTCGATGTACCTGACCTTGAGCGCTTCGGCGTACGGCGGGTGGCGATCCACGAGCTGGGAGACAGCCTGCGGAATCACCTCCATCAGGTACACGTTGTCCGATCGGCCTTTGAGCGCGTCTTTGATCGACTCCGACGAGTAGTCCCAGTCACCCCGGGCTAGGTCGTCCGCGAACGCGGACTCGCTCAGGATCTGATACGCGTGGCGGCGCAGGAACGAGATAGCCTCGCCCTCCGACGGCTGCGTAGCCGCGGTCATCCGCGACGACTTCTCCAGAACAGCGACCCACAGGTCCCCGGTCAGGTCTTCCAGCTGATCGGCGGTCAGAGACCACTCCACCCCTGCGGACTTCGCACCTCGTCTGAGGCGCTTGTCCAGGAGAGAGTCATCCATTCACCGGCTCCAGACTGCGCTTGGCGTAGGTCTCCTCGACCAGAACCTCGATCAGCTCGACCCGGGGGATCTCCCGGGACCGGGCTTCGAAGTGCAGGTACGGCAGAACGTTCCCGTTACGTGTCAAGGCCACTACAGCCTCCAGGTCTCTCCGTCGACCGTGAACTTCCCCTGCGAGATCGGGACAGCCTCGGCTTTGACGTGCTTGCCGTCGACGGTGAGGATTCCGAATCCCTGCTGCCAGTTCCCCGTCGCCAACTGCAGGTACTTAGCCTGCTTCTGGTCCATCATGTGGCCGACCTCGAACCCGGTAACCGTCTGCACCACGCGGCCTGCGTAGCCGAACGAGTGGTTCACTACCGCGAGTCGATGGGTGTGGCCCATGACGATCGACTTCTGGAACTTCTTCGCCCCGTTGAGCGCGGTCGACCCCGCGATCTGCGAGAGGCTGATCTTCCCCATGTGTCCGTGGGTCGAGATCCATCCCGGAGCGATGTCGTAGAAGTCGGGCAGCAGCTCGATCCCGAAGCCGTCGAAGTCCAGCATGTTCTGGAAGTGGAAGGCCTCTTCCATCTCGCCCAGAGCCGGTGCGTACCGGGCCAGGTACTGCCTCGGCCTGAGGTCGTGGTTGCCCTCGTGCATCAGGAAAGGGCCGTCGTAGACGTCGCGGATTTCCTGCAGGAACTTCTTGCCGATCTCGTTGTGCTTCTGCAGCTGCGGCAGGAACTCCTCGGCCGAGCCCTTCGACCACCGAGCGGGGCTGGGGTAGTCCATGTAATCGCCGATTCCCAGCAGGACATCCGGCTGAGTGTCGGCGACGAACTGGATGAACCCTCGCAGGGCTTTGATGTCGGAGTAAGGCAGCTGCACATCGGGCAGCACGGCGATGCGCTTTGTCATTTGGTTCCCTTCTCTGCGAGGAGGGATAGCTCCGCGCGTACTGATCGGTAGACGTCGTCCAACGCGTTGATCGCGTTGGTGACGGATGTGTAGGTGACGGTGTCGAGGTCGATGTACAGAGACATGCCGCTCTGAGGGGTTTCGGCCTCGCGGTAGATCTCGTGGTAGTCGCTCACTCGACGACCTCGTCCAGGTCGATGACCATGTCGTTCAGCGAGTCGATCCAGGTCAGCGAGTCCGAGTCCTCGTTACGAATCAAGTCGTCGGACAGCGGAAGATCGAACAGGGCGAGCTGTCCGTCCTCCTCTACCGGCTCCTCGTAGATCCGCTCGGCGCAGCCGGCGTAACCCGCGATGTCGGTGTAAGAGTCCCGGTGGTACCCCGTACCCTTCACCCGGGCCACCTTGACCAGGATCATCAGGTTCGCGACGTCGAGGTCGGTGATCGGGCGCTCCAGGTACGCGGAGAACAACGCGGAGATGTCGGCGAAGTTCTCCCGGGGGTGCCCGTAGTTCTTGTTGCGAGGTCCGTGGATCAGGCGCTGCGCCTCTTCCAGGATGCTTTCTGTCATATCCCTACCTTGTCTTTCAGTGCTTGAACGCCTTGCTCCAACACAAGGCTGTTGACATCCGAGCCATCGGGCATCGGGATGATCTTGGCGTTAGGCAGAACACCCACCACCGTCTCAGCGAACTGCATACCCGCATCGTCACCGTCCGCGAGTATCAACACCTCCCGGTACCCGAGAAACGGCTCGCGGAAGTGCTCTTTCCACGCCTGCGCACCGGGAACCCCGACCGTGGGGAACCCCGCGACAGACGCTGTCAACGCATCGATCTCGCCCTCCGCGATCCCGACGCGCTGAGCCGGTTGCAGCAACGCCAGCGTGTTGTACAGCCGCCCGGTGTCGCCCGGGACGGTCAGGTACTTCGGTTTACCCTCGGCGGCGTCTAGGCGACGAAACCTCAGAGAGACCACCTGCCACCGCTCGTCCGGAGCCCATCGCAGGTAAGGGATAGCGAGCATCCCTTTGTACATCTCGTGACCCGGCAGCGGTTCCTCCACGTACCCGAGGCGAAACTGCGTCACCGCCTCTGCGATAGCCGGCGCGGTCAGCCCGCGGGTTGCCAGATACTCCTCGGCCGCGGACCCAGCCAGTGCTTTGTGATAACGCTGCGACGCCTGAAGGAGATAGCTCTTGTGCTCTTTCGACTGCTGTTTGATAGTTCACCTCCTCGTAAGTCATCAGCAACGTGATCGCGTTGCCTCGCGCCGAACAAGCGAGGCAGTTGAAAGCGTTCAGCTGGTACGACACCGCGGCAGACGGCCGCGACTCCTCGTGGTGCCAGCAGAGGCAGGGAATCCACACCCGGCCCGTGTCCTCGGGCGGAACCCAGTCAGGGGCCAGGCGCTCGATGACCTTCGCGATCAGCGTTTGTGAAGGTTCCACCGGACGACCTCGTACACGTCGATGCCCTCGTGGTACGGGAACTGCTGCTTGAGAGCGTCATCTAGGAACTCGTAGACGTCTTCGGTGTCGGTGGTCGGATCGACCTTGACGAACGCCTCGATCTTCATCCAGCCCTGGCTCATCAGGCGGTGACTCCGATCAAGAAACCCACCCAGAACGTCATGGACGGGTAGATCACGTACATGAAGAAGTTCACTTGCCCCACCTCCGGGCCGTGCGGTCGATGTTCTCTTCCGAGACGTGTCCAGCCATGCCCGGGACCTGACGATCGACCGGGACGTCGACGTAGGTCTGGTAGGTGACTTTTTCACCCGTGACCGGGTGGATGACCGTGTCCTTCGGACCCTTCTTGGGCTGGGTCTCGGTACGGGTCACCGTACGGTTGGCGAGCAACTCGCTGAGGACCTGCTGGCGGATCAGGTTCGGGCGGGCGGTTGGTACGGGCTGGTTCATGGTGTTCCTTCCTAGTGGTTACGTGTCAAGTTCGGCGCGTGCCGAAAGCTTCTCTCGCTCGATCGGAGCGATACGCTTCCCGATCACCGCGAACGCGGGCGGGTTCTCCAGGTAGTCGATCGCGCGCTCGAAGAACGCGATCTCGTCACGGGCGTGACCGAGCATCTTGTTGCACGTGCTGCACAACAGACCACGGTCGTACCCTGTCTTGTGGTCGTGGTCGACGGCCAGGGCCTTGTAGGCCCCTGTCGCGCGCTGACAGATCGCGCACTTGCCGCCCTGCGCCTCTTTGATCGCTTCGTACTCGTCGAGATCGACGTCGTAGGTATCGATCAGGCGCTGCTCCCGTGCGGTCTCCCGCGCGGCCTTCCGACGGGTTCGGTGGTGCGTCACGCACCGCTTCCCGGGGACTGGGTTGCCGGCGCGGGTGAGCGCAGGCTTGCGGATCGTGGTGATCCCCTCGGCGATGCAGTCCTTGCATGTAGGAACCCTCTTAGCCGCCGCCATCTAGCCACCCGACGAGGGTCAGACCCACACCCCACGCGATAGTCGACCAGGCGATCAGCTCGGGGATGCTCACGCTTCCCCCTCGGCCAGAACAGCAGCAACGGGCACCTGATGGGGCTCGATACTGCCGTCGTCACGGACGTAGCGGTTGGTCCCGCACGTAGGGCATTTGGCGACCTCGCCGTCGCGGCTTAGGGTGCCGGGCTTGAACGGTTTCCCCGATCCCGCGCAGTCCTGCATCGTCACAGCCTCGGCGGGTTCGGGTAGTTGGATTACCGCCACACCAGGAACCGCATCGAGAACGTCAAGTTGGTGCGCGGCGAACTCGGCGGCGTCGGTGACGCCTGGGTTGGCCGGTTCCCAGTTACACCCCGAGCAGTTGAATCCGTAATTCTCCGGCTGGTGTCCGGCGAGGGCTTCTGTGAGTACAGCACGCAACTCAGGGTTCACTTCTTCACTCCTTTGATCAGCTCCCGGATCTTGTCGGCCCGGAAGTCGTCCCACCACGCGCCGGTGCTGGCGACGTGGACCACCGGGGCGGTCTCGTAGCCTTTCTGCTTCACCAGCTTCAGAGCCTCGGGGTCCTGGTCCACGCGGACCTCCCGGAACTCCACACCGCCGCGGGTCAACGCGTTCTTGGTGAGCGTGCATTTGAAGCAGTCCGGTCCTGTGGTGAACACCGTGACGTCGTTACGAATCAAGTTATCGGGCATCAAAAATCCTTAATCTCCATCTTCGAGCCGTCGAATTTCAGCTCGGCGTACAGCCGGCCTGAGGGATCGGCCTTCGATGATCTGTTCTTCACCGCGGACACCCGCAGAGTGTCAGCCCCGAACTGTGACGGAACCCTGTGCAACGTAAGTACTAGTTCGGGTACGCGGCCGATCTGCCCCTTGATCCCCGACAGCGGGATCGGCTTGTCACCGGAGTTGTTGTCCGCGGTGACGTGGTGCAGACCGATGATGCACGCACCGGTCTCCCGGGCTTTCTCGTGCAGCCAGTCCATCAGGACCTCCAGACCACCGAACGGGTCCTCGTCGTTCGCGGCTACCCCGGTGATGACGTTCGTGATGTTGTCGATCACGATCAGCTGCGGGTAGTTCCCGAACGTCTCCTCGTACGCGGCCAGCGAGGTCTCGATGACCTTGAGCGTCGGCTGCGCCGAGTAGTTCAGCCGGATAGGGATACCGTGCGGGTTCCCCGGGGCCGCGTTCCACGTCAGCACCTGCGGAGGCAACTGACCTTCGCGCACCGCCCGAGCGGACTCAGCCAGCGGCATCCCGAGCTCCATCGATAGGATGCGCGTCGACTGTGTGAACGCGTCCGAGTCGGCCGAGAGGTAGTACGTCGGGATACGGCCTTTGAGCGCTAGAGCGAGCGTGAACGCTGACTTAGCCCCGCCGGGTGCTGCCGCGATCAGCGCCAGCTGTCCTCGCAGGAAGTTGATGCCCTGCTTGGTCAGCGACCGGAACGGTACAGGCAGAGGGTCACCGGCGTTCCCTTTTTGCTCGATCGATTGCATGATCGACAGCATCAGCCGCCCTCCCTGAGGGCTTTGACGATCTCCCGCATCTGATGCTCAGCTTGCTGCCCGAACTCAACGCTGGCGTCGCACGTACAGCCTTCGACTCCCCAGGAGTACTCGGCAGGCTGGTGCTCCTCCAGTACCTGGAGAACTGTGATGTACTGAACCGCGGTCAGATCCTTCACTCTTCTTCCTCCGGAATGTCCGAGACGATGTCCTGCGACAGAGCCTCGCGGGCGATACCTACGATCAGCCCGCCGACGAGAGCGCCGGCGATACCGATACCTCCTGCGGCGATGCCCAGCAGTTTCATAGACCCAGCTCCTCGGTGGTGTAGATGAGCTTTGCGGTGTCGCAGGGCCAATCGACCTCGCAGTGTTCGCATACGCGGTCTCTGAGTCGGCAGTCCTCTCCGCTGCAGCAGGCGTTGATGCAGTTGCTCCACCGAGGGCGGTGCAGTTCGCGGATCGGCTCCAACGCCTCACGGGCAGCGACAATTGCTGTGGGCCACGGTGGGGTGTCCAAGTCGTACTGGGCCTTCCATGCCCGTTGTGCGGCTTCTACTGCTGGATCCTTCACTTCGTACCTCTCGCTATGAACCCGTTGTAGATCGTGCGACCTTCCTGTTTGGCCTTGACTTCTTCAGCCCAGACTTTGTCGGTAGCTTTGATCAGCGCCGACTCGGTCGTACCGAGGAACTTCACCAGCGGAGGGCCGAGAAGACCTCGACGAGCGGCGCGCAGCACACCGCCGAGTTCGTGAACCGCTCTCTTGTCTTCCAACTCGACGTCCAACAGGTTCCCCGGGCCTGGCCGTTTGGTCACGGCCGCTTTCAGCGCCGGGTCGGCAAGAGTCCATCGTTCGGTCACGGGCGGAACACCTCGACGTTCCCCCACGGACCTTTGTGGTCAGAGAGCTCGTCGGCATCCCCGTTCGAGTACAACGTGAGCCACGTCTCGTCATCGATCTTCACGTAGACCGCTGCCAGACTGGACATGAGGAGCGTGGCACGCACCGTACCGATCGGGTCTCGTGGCTCCGGCTTCTCGGTGATGTCGTACTTCTCCAGCAGCTCCGCGACGATCGCTGCGGAGCTGCGCCCGCTCACGCGGGCTGTGTAGATCAGATTCCTGAGTTCAGTCTTGTTAATAGTCAAGTCTCATCCCTTCCTGTGATACCGAGCAGCGGACGCGACGCTGAACAACGGCGTCGGCTTACCCCACTTCGGCGAGTAGTCCCCGACCGCGGCGAGCCCCTGCTTGCGCCAGCGCCGGACTGTGTCCGTATCGACCCCGAACAGCTCGGTCAGCTGCTCCTCGGTCGCTAGTGATGGATTGCTCACGACCGCTCCTTGATCTCGAACTGATCCAGCAGCTTGCTGGCTCGTGCTCTGTAGTGGTCTCGCATCTCCTCGTTCGGATGTGCGGACCACCCGAAGGGTCGTCCGTACGGCGCGGCCTCCCACAACGCGCGCGCGAGCTTTTCAACGATGTCCATTGCTTCCTCCTTTGTTACGAATCAAGTTTCAGGCCATAGAGTATTCACAGCTCAACGCCACGTCGCACCTCGCGCAGCTAGCACCAGGCTTAGGCGTGAAGTCCCCTGCTTCCAGCTTCCGCTCCATCTCGTGGAACCGAGCCGAGATCTTCTCCCGCGTCCAGTCCGTCAGGTCGTACGGATAAGTCGGCTTACCGGTCTTCGCCATGAAGTACACGCCGCGCGTGATCTCGACGCCGTACAGCTGTTTCAACGCCAGCGCGTACACCGCGAGCTGAAAGTCATCCCCGGGCTTGAGTCCGGTCTTCCAGTCGACCACCAGCACCTCACCGTCGAGCACCAGCACCGCGTCGATGTAGCCCCGGATCTCTATCCCATCGAGCTCGAACTCGATCGCGAGTTCTATCCCCGGGGCACCGTCCGGTGCGTGCCACACCTCTAGGCTCTGGTGGTTATCGATCCAGTCCAGGGTCTTGTCCACCTGCTGCAGCCCGATACCCCAGCGACGCTCGATGTCGTCCGCGCCGCGGTACGGCCCGGAGGCGAACCACCAGCCGAGGTTAGGGGTCTCCTCGGTAGCTTCGTTGATCCCGTCGGCGTACTCGGCCTTGAAGATCTCATAGCACTCTTCGCGCGTCAGCGGTGAGCCGGCGAGCTTCGATAGCATGTATTTCTCAGCCACCGCGTGAACCCCAGTACCCTGCTGCAGCCAGGCCGCTGGACGTTTCCACACGCGCTCATGCCTGGCCAATTTCCAGCTGAACGGGCATTTGTCGAACTGCGACAGCTGCGAGACCGACCGTGGTTTCTTCTCGTACGTGTAGTTACGAGTCAAGTTGTCAGTGTCAGCCACGAGAGTCCTTGACCGCCATAGCGAGCGCTACAACCCAGCCGATGAACGTCCATCCGAGCAGCAGGTTCACGACCGTCACAGGCCCCAGCAGGTGCGACTTGCGCACCGTAGCGACCAGGGTCGGCAGCAGGTATGTGCCGATGAACAGCCCGGCGAAGCCTACGACTCCGAACACCCGCGGCTCCATAGCGATCATCGCCACCAGCAGAACCGCAAGGATTCCCAGCCCGGTCAGTCGCCGGGCGTTCCACTTGCTGGTCGGCGCGTACGCCGGTTGGTACGCCGGCTGATCCCAGATGTTGCTCATGATGCTGCCTCCTCTTTAGGCTTGCGAGTCGCGTTGCAGCGACGCTTTTTGGCCAGGCCCAGCTCCACGAGCAACGGGCACGGGTTGAAGTCCGCGGGCTGATATTCGCGACGGAGAATGTACTTCATGAATTCCCCGATTTCGCCCATGATGTATTTGTCGCCGTGACGCTCTTCGCGCTCGACTGCATCAGGCTCGCAATACCTGTCGATGAATTCTTTCACTTCCCGGTAAAGGTAGCTGTCGTCGGTTAGCCACGTAGAACGGTAAACGTGGAGGCCGCGAATACCGGGGACCAGATCGAGTGTATTAGCGCGGATATACGCATCTTTAACCACGTTCAGAGTAGGGACGATTGTCTTACCGATAACTCGGGAAGTGATCTCGAACATGCGGTGCAAACCATTCTTCTAAGAAAAGGGGCGGGTGGTTATCAGGGCTCCACGCTCGGGAAACGCCAGATGTGATGACGTCCGATCTCGGACAGAGTTGTGTATTCGTTGACTCTGATGAGTAGGTCTTCGTCGGATTCCTGGCGCTCCCTGTATGCCCAACCCCCGCGTTTGCTGACGCCGGGTATAGGCGGGATGTTCGGATCAAACTCGACAACCCAATTGTTCTCACGAAGCATCCGGTAAAACGACCGGAGACGTTTCAGCTTGTATTCTTTCATACCTTTGCCGCGTGTGGCGATGTATTCGCCATGATCCCTCAGGCGTTTATGCGGCGCGCACTGAGAAAGAGGCTCGGGCACCTTGAACGGGTATTCGCGGCGGATAACCTGCCGGGCGGTCAATTTACCTCCGTACGTGTGAACGTGCCATGAAACAGCCTGTGGTGTCACACCGTACATCCGGGCGATATCCGCCTCAGTCTCCCCCGTAGCTTTCAGGGCCTCAATCACTTCTAGTGAGAGGCGGGGGAGCTGTTCTCTGGTGGTTCTCATCGGTCCTCCTTGTATTACAGACCAACGTATCCTGCATCTTGTTACAGCGCAAGGCACAACCCCCTCGATACTTGACAGTGCGACGTAGTTTTCTGGTGTCCCAGATCTGGGACTCTTCCCCCGTGGGAGAAAGTAGACCACTTGATCTAGTCCGGCGCAAGTGTCAAACGTCACTAAGTTCGTAGCTGAACCGGCATCGTCACAACCGATACCGGCGTTACAGCTACCGGACCACGACTCGATCCGCAGCGAAGCCGCTGGTCAGCAGTACCACCGTTTCCGGCAGTAGCGACTCTTCTTGTCTTTCCCGCGGTCTTTGCCCGGGCCGGCTGAGTCGTGTTTGCTCTCGGATTTCTTCTCCTGATCGCACGTCGGCAGGTCACCGTGGGCCACGTGCCAGTCTGAATCGGCCCTGAGACCGCCGTGCTCCAGCTGGTGAGACACCGACCGGTGCTCGCACCCGGAGAACCCGTCAGCACGCGCTGACGGGGCTACCAGAACTGCCGCGAGCATCACAGCGCCTACGATGAGCCAGACGACGAAGGCCAGGCGCTTAGTCATTGCTCTCTGCCGACTTCAGTTCCTGAAGTTGTCGCCAGAGCTTTTCGGCGACCCCGTCCGCCCACACAGCCGTGCAGGTGGGGCAGTCACACGACGCGGCATCAGGAGCGTTCGATCTGAGTATCGAAGCGATCAGTCTCTGTGCGTCTGTCATACCTGCCTCACTCTCTTCAGCCCGACGGTTCCCGACAGGTTCTCGCGGACGAACGCCCACGACTCAGTCCGTACCCACGACGCGGTGAACAACCCTTCAGCGTGCTCGGCGGCGTGGTGCTTGCAGAACAGCAGCTCGAACTGACCGTTCTCCCAGCGCTCCATAGCCGCTGCAGAGCACGCGTCGCAACGATCGGTGAGCCGCAGCTCCCCGGGAGGCGTTGCGCCATCCTCCCGGGGAGGCGAAACCTGGTCTGGAGTGGTCACGCGTCCACGTCCTCTCGCTCTACGAACTCGACGTACACCTTCGCTGTCTCAAGATCGGTGTTCAGGATCTTGAACCAGAACGGGTTGTCGCCCCGCTCGAACTGGTACAGGTCGTACGACCCGTTGGTCTTCGCGACCAGCTGCCAGTTGTCCGAGTGGTGCATCGCCCCGTACTCGGTCTCGAACCACTCCCCGCTCACAGCCCCACCGCTTTCGTGATCAGGAACATCAGCGCCGCCCCAGCGACGATCGCACCGATCGACAACGCCAGCTCGATGCTCAGCGGCAGGCCCGGGTTACTCCGTCGGTACAGCTTGCGGAGCTCAGCCGGCGAGTACGACGCTGCGATGATCTGGTTGAACGCTTTGAGTTCTGTCTCGTTCATCAGGAACCCACTTTCGCCAGGATTACCAGAGCATCAGCCAGTCCGCTGGCCCGAGCCCCGCCGACTAGGCAGCCCTTCTCGTCGCCGCGGGCCGCGGCCTCTTCGCAGAAGAGGAGCCACTTCACGCGCTCGTCGTTGATCAGGTCTATTGCATCGCTCAAGGTCATCGGGTCTCTCCTCGCTGCGCGAGCTCGGTAGCAGCGGCAGCAGCCGCGTCACGGTTCACCGAGGTGACCATGCGCTGAAGCTCCGGGGTCGAGAGCGTGGAGAACCACGCGTGCCCGCTCACCGGGCACGCTCCGTAGCCTCGACGTATGCCACGACCTCATGAAGAGGCGCGGCGAGCGCAAATCGCCGGTTTCGGTACAACCGGGACCCGTGAGGCTCCCGGACGATCTCCCATTCACCGGAGATGTGCTCGAAACCTGTGGCAGTTTCGGTCCAGTCGTCGAACATGGCTCCTCCTGTTACGTGTCAAGCCGCGATGCGGCGGGTAGTGGTCTTGGATGTGTCGATCAGGTGCCGCCGACCGAGGTCGTCGACGACCGTGAGCACGGTGCCCGCGGTGTACAGCACCCGGGCTGTCCAGCCAGCGGGTCCGCGCGATGCGATGTGGATGGTCATGCCGCGCGCCACCCGAACGAGGCGCGGATCTCGTTCATACCGATGATCCGGTCGAAGTCGTCCCGATCGATCCACCGCCAGGACTTGACGGTGTACTCAGACCCGTACGAGCGGTCCGCGATCTTCCGTCCCAACTCGATATGGGCCATTCTGTACTTCGCATCCTCGGGGTCGTCGTGCCGAGCAGCCATAGCGAACACGCTGGTTGCCGTAGTTCCCCAGTCGCCGTAGAGGGTGCCGGTGACATAGCCGTGGAGATCGGTCAGGTTGAAGCTCAGTCCCTGGGTGGGGTTGAGGGTGTCAGTAGCGCTCATGGTGACCTCCTAGGTTGGTTACGAATCAAGTCAGCGTGCGTACGTGAGCAGCCGTGAATCGAACACGGTCAGCGCGGTGATATCGGCTGAGCGAACCTGCCTGCTCGGTGCCAGCTCGTCGTAGCCACGTGCAACGGCTCAGAGCTGGACTTCAAAGTATGTTGTGGGCCGGGGCTCCGCATTACACGGGATTTGCATCAGGGTCAACGCGCGGATGGTGCCTTGGGCTCGCCTGAATCTTGCTGGCCTTTGTTTTGTTGTTGAGACCACTCTAACCCGAGGTTTGGTTACGAGTCAAGTGGGTATCCAAAAGAATTTGCGGGCTGATTCTCCACGAGGTAGCTCATCAAATGCTGGCCGATGAACTCGGTGTACGCCGGCGGAATCGACTCGCGCAGCTCATCCCGTGTCATCCAATCGATGCCCATAGCCTCCCGGGCCTGCGCCACGCCGGAGAAGTTCCCGACCACGTGCATAAACTCGCCAGGCCGAGGTGGCCGGCCCATCTTCGTGGTGCGCGCGGTGTGCGGCCGGTGCTCAGGCTGATTGATCCACGATCCCAGCTCCCAGTTCAGCTCGAACAACCGCGGACGGTAGGTCTTCAGCCCCGGGAACATGCACCCGCACAGCTCGATCGGCAGGATCAGCGGAGCACCCGGCACGTTCTCGATCACCCACGGCTTACCGATCAGGTCGAACGCTGCCCGGGTCGCGGTGACGTAGTCGGGGTGATCGTTGCCCCGGATCTTCTGAGCGTTGGTGAACGCCTGGCAAGGGGGTGATGCGTGGAACGCGTCGAACTCCTGATGATGCTCCAGCAGGTACTTCAGCGCGTCCCCCTGGTGGAACTCGTAGGGGTAGTTCGGCTGCGGATCGATGTCCACGCCGACCACCTCGAAGCCAGCTCGGCGATACCCAGCCCCGGCCCCGCCTGCTCCGGAGAAAAGGTCAAGGATTCGCATGCGCATCCTTTCGTTACGTGTCAAGGTCGGGCGACGACCGCGTAGCCCGCGATCACCGCGAGCATCACGGGGATGAAGCTGATGATGATGAGTGCTGCGGTCATGTCTCTAGTATGCGCCAGCTGTGGTTACGAGTCAAGGGCGGATTTCGAATCCCCTCGACTCATTTTTCGATGATCAGAATCGGTCGCTGAGCGCTGCGTCGGACGCTGTAACCGCGTCCCGCCAACGCCTCGCGCACTCGGTCGATCAGATTCTCGGTTTCAGCAGGGGTGCGTCCGTTGACTGTGATCTGAGCGCCGTCAACGTGGCGGTGGACGAACACACCGTAGGTATCCCAGCCGACGGATGAGGTGTACAGCCCCGACGAATTCAAGGCGCGGCTGACCGCGGTGGCGTTGGTCCTCACTTCTTCATCTCCTTCAGGTTCGAGTCGCACTTAGCGCAAGTGCGCCACAAGCGGGCGTCGGTGCCGGCCTCGGAGTTGGACCACCGAGCACCCATGCGGGCGTTCTGTCCGCAGAGGGTGACCTGCTCGTCCACGGTGTAGTGCTTGACCGGGCTGTTCGGCTTGCGGAAGTTCTTGATGGCCATGTATCCAGTATGAACCCGTTGGGCGTTACGTGTCAAGGGTCAATTTCAAGATTCTTCCGGTTACGTACCAAGCCAGGTCACGGCACGAAAAGAACCCCCGACCCGAAGGCCGGGGGCTCGATCAGCTGGGGTCGATCAGCGGAGGCTGTCGATGTGGATGCAGCCGACCTTGTCGGGGCCGAACTCGGGGCTGAACCCGAGCACCTCATCCTCCTCACAAGGGAACGACGACTGATCGAACGTGATCGGATCAGCCGAAGCGATCCACGTCGGAGTCGCGATGATCGCCGGAGCTGCGATGAGGAAGAAGCCAGCTGCGATGCGCTTGGTGATGGACATGACGTTCCTTTCGTCGGTGTGCTGGTCGTAGATCTGATAGACCTTCACTTGTATTCCTCCGGTGCCTCGTCGTAGAGCGAATCGGTGAGGTAGTCGAGCACCGTTTGGAACTCGTTACCGTAGCGGTAGACCTGTTCACCGCCCCAGTAGCCGGCGAGCTTGGCAGAGCCGTTCGACAAGTCTTGGACAATCTCGATGTGCGGGCCGCCCACGGCGATCTGGACGGCGAGCGGCTGACCGATCTTCACCACGACGGCGAGCGGCCATTCGCTGATGGGGGATTCATCGCCATGCTCGTCAACGATGGTCGGTTCATCGAATTCGTCCCGCTCAACCTCCCAGTCTTCCGCTTCGCCGACGATCGCCGCTCGATGCTCGGCGGTGTCATAGACGGAATCCAGCGCGTCCGACTCAGTCGCTCCGCAGACGGTAACGACGTTGCCCTCGCTGTCGGTGACGGTCCAGCGGTTGCCGTACTCGCCCGATTCGATCTGTCGCGCGTACTCGCGGACGGTCTCGGCGGCGCGCTCCACGTAGACGGTGAGCATGTCCTTGGTCGATTCGCTCATTGTCCCTAACTTTCTCTCGGTTGGTGTTCCGTGTAAAGGCGACGCTACACCACCACCGTGGTTACGTGTCAAGGGTTAATTTCGAGATGCCCATCGACCCGATCAGACACGAAAGAACCCCCGGCCCGAAGGCCAGGGGCTCGATCAGCTGGGATCTAGTGGGTTGAGCCCTTCTCCCAAGTCAGGTCTCGGGTGTAACCCGCGGTCCACGAGTGGTGGCCGCGAATGAAGTGGGTTCGGGCAGGCCCCGCATGAAGCACAGTCACCGGCTCCCCGTTGTGGTAGACCCGATCCCCAGGAGCGATGCGGGGCTTCTGACTCTCGGGGTCCGGGCCGGACCACGTGCCGTGGTGCAGCAGGCCGATGATGTCATCGATCATCGTTTCTCCTCGTTCCGAATAGTCGCCCGCGCAATGATTCGACGTGCGGCCGCCTCAAGCCGCACATACGGCTCATACTGTTCCGGGGGATAGGCCTCGTGGATATCCCATGACAGCCCATCTTCTGTGATGTACCGCCAATCGCCGCCCCGTGTGACAACCCACACGGTGCCCTCACGGTCGACGACCATCTCGTCTTCTGCCGAAACCTCGCACCATTTCATGGTCACTTGCCCCTTCATTTCAAACTTCTCTAACGATCACTGATCGGCTGTAGTCTTGTGAGTACCATGTCGATTCATTGCCATGTACCGGACCAGGGTGAACAAATTCGAAGTTGAGTAGGTCGACCTCGCCCGCGCGGAGCTTGCGGAATCGTTTCTCGCCATCGAACTTAACTAGCGTGGTCATAGCTCAAGTATGCACCGACCACGGTTACGTGTCAAGCCCGAGTTCTGCACACGGGGGTACCGCATATACAGGGGGCGCTGTGCACAGGGCCCTGGGTGTGGGTAGCAGCAGGGGGCTAGGGCGCAGGGTAGGTGGGGTGTGGGTGCGCAGGGCGTGTGCGTGCCGGGGGAGCGGGTAGGCAGGGTACGGGGGCAGGGCAGGCGTGTGCCGCGGGCGGCTGGCAGGCAGGGCTGTGCGTGTGCGGCTGCGGGTGGGCGCGCTGTGCCGGCTGTGCAGCGGCGGGTACGCCGCGGTGTGCACGCACCCCTAGGGGGGCACCCCTACCCCCCGCGTGTTGACCGGATGGTAA